CGAAAAACTAATAATTTGAAATCATTACAATCAATGATTATTAGTGATTCTATATATATAGAACCTAAGGATTATCATATTTCACTATAATGACTAGGACACATAGCAAAAAATGGCCCCCAGATTTAATATAATGTTATACTAGAGCCTTCTAGCTTGATTGCTAGCTCTCCCCTACTAAGATCTCTTCTAAAGGTGTTTCTTTAGGATTTTCATTAAGCATAGCAGCTAATACAGACTCATCAAAGTCTTCAGAGATCAAAGCTGTATATGGAGAAATAAGTCTAGATACATTACGGAGAGACATGGACTTATATGCATTCATATCTTTAGAACCAGATAATCTGAATGGAATAGTTTCGTCATCTTTAGCTCTACAAGTTTCTGAAATAGCAAAGCCAAACATTTGGTTATTAATCCCATAAGAGAAACCATTGATTGCCATATTGTCGATAACCAAATCCTGAATATCTTGATATGGAATAGTATTGATAATATATCCAAGCATAAAGAATAGATTAAGCATCTTTTCACAATTACCAACGAATTTGATAACCTTTGTAGATACAATGATTTGATCATCATCTCTATATCTAAACACTCTATAATCTTCTGGATCGCTATTCGCAGTAAGTTTAAGTTTCTTAACCTTAGTAACTTCATAAGGTCTAGTAGCAAACATAGATGGGAATTTAAACATTCTCAACCCATCATTTTTGCCAGTTTCGATATCTTGAACAGTATAGTTGAAAATACCCATAATATTGATATAATCACCTTCTTGTTCTGCAATATTTCTATCGAAATACTTCTCTGGTATATAAGCTACCATTTCTTTACCATTAGCTGAGAATAAAATAGATTCTTTCTCTTGCTTGCAGAAATAAGGAAGTTTAGCCATTAATTTTCACTACTTTCTTCTCCAATATTATAGAGAGATTTAAAATAAGGGAATGCAGATTTATTTTCTTCGGTAAAGTCTTCAGATCCGATAAAAGAATGTTTGATTGCCATCTTAGCAATAGATTCTCTTTGTTTAGGATCTGCTCCATTATCTAAAAGATATTTAGCAATAACAAATTGACCATGTTTCAATGCATTATAATAAGGCCAATTATTATAACAATCCACTTTAGCTCCTAGAGTGTGTAAATATTTTACAATCTCTAAATCTAGCTTAGCAGCTTCATTAAACCCTAATTCATCTCCGATATTACCAAAGTTTTCATATAATGGTTTGATATTATGCTCATTAGCAAATTCTACAAGCATTTTTAAACCATCTAGGTTTTTACAATAAATAGCATCCATCATAATATCTTCTATACGGAAAGATCTATTGATTGTTTTATAATTATCATATACTACAGTCATTACCTTCTTGACTACAGATTTCTTTGCTTTTGGAGATTGAATAACCGCTGATAATACATCTTCATCTAAAGAAGAAGAATGAATTAGAATTAAAGAATTGATTACGTTATCTAATCCTTTATCTAATACCTCAGCCCATAAGAAAGGATTATTATAAAACTTTTTATGTTTTACAATAAAAGGTTTCTTTTCTTTAAACTCTTCTGTATTAATGTCTTTCTCCATAGAGGATTTGTAATTGTAATCTCTATAATTAATACCATGAGCTAATAGACAGCTCATCAGTTGACTGTCAGTGATAAGTGCTTCACCCATATTGACTCATCTCCTATTCTAAAAATATCTATTATAAGTAAGTCAAGGAAATAGAAAATACCCTAAGGAGAATTAACTCCTTAGGGAATTATTTTAGTTATTACAATTATCGTTGCAAATACCAGCTCTTTCTTCCCAATCAGCACTCATATTAGTACCAAAGTTATTAAAGCGTCTATCTGCAAAAAGAATTAAACCATTCTTATACATTACTTCTTCATTATCATGACAACCGCATTGATTTTCATACCCATCTACTGGTACATCAAATTGTTTGATAACTTTAGGCATAGAAGTATTTGTTCTACCAGCATTTTTAACAATAGGAGTTGTATCAGCTTTAGAAGCAGTGATTACACCTTCAGAAGTATTGCCTCCAGTTGTAACACCATTACTATAAACGCCACCTTTGATTACGGCATTTACAATAGTACGACCAACTTTAGTACCACCAATGATAGTGCCGCCTACTAAAGTACCTCCAGTAGATACTAAATTACCAGTAGTTTTACCACCTTCAATAGTAAATTGTTTACCATTGATACAACCAGTGGCTACACCACCTTCACCAATACCACCTTTAGTAGTACCACCAGTAGTGATATCACCAACTGTAATTCCTCCAGTAGTTACCATATCTTCACCAGTAATAACACCATTAGTCAAAATACTGTTATTGATAACTGGATTAATAATAGTACCATTAGAAGTTTTACCACCAGATACAATAGTATTGATTGCAATTACATTGGAAATAGTACCAGTAACTGTAGCTTTAGATACGATTTCAGTCTTAGGATCTTTTTCACCATCAACACTGCCAGATCTTAAGATACCATTAAGGATTTGACCTTCTGTAATAGTACCATTCATAGTTTGACCATTGATAACTGTAATAGAAACCATACGGTCATTTTTACCTTGAGCTAAACCATCAACTGTATACCCATTGATCTTACCATCAATAATAGTGCCTTCAATAAGATTACCATTTTTATCAATGATAGCATTTACTACAACAGCATCTTTAATCACTTCTGCAGTAGTTGTACCATATCTATGGATAGAATTATCAATGGTAGGATTTTGATCTGCATACTTAGAATATTCGGATACTCCTCGTAGTTGATCAGATTTGATAACTGTTCTACTAGTTGTATAATCTACAGAACTATCTACAGCTAATTTAAATAGAGTATTGTTATTACAATCATAAGTCTTATAAATATCTGTAAGCTTACCAGTAACTTGTTTTAATACCCCATCTTCTACATATTGGAATGTGTAAATCTTTCCTGCTTCTAATTCAAGAGAAACATTCATACTAGAATCGCTATATTTGATTGTAACGACTAGAGTACATTTTTGATTTACATCAACACCCAAAATCATAGAAGGAGTACATTGACAGCAAGCAATATTTAAAGGACCATCGGCTCTATATAAACCACTCATCTGACCAGGAGTGATATTAGAATTCTTTGTAGTAGTATAGTCAGAGCAACATCTTCCACCAACTGTTCCGCCATTATATGCTGGAGTTGGATCAAATACATGATTGATATCATAGCAATCATTGTTGCTAGCGACAACAGTGTATTGATTTTTAGAATTGCAAGATTTGCATTCAGGCATTTGCTTTTACCTCCTTTAGAAATTAGTATTATAAAGATGTGAACACACAAGAAGATGGATAAGGGAAATTAATCCCTTATCCATGTAGTTTATTGATCAATTCGTTGAACTGTAGCATTTGTTGCTTCTTGTAGTGGGGTATCCTTGATATCCTCTACATCAGCTGTAATTTCTTTAGCTTTTGCTTCTAATTCTTCCTTAGTAGGAGGATTTGTAGCACTATAAACCAACACTAATAATTTAAAGAACTCTCTAATTTGATTATTAACTTCTGGATACTCATCGACTTGCTTTTGAGTCATATAAGACCAGATAGAGATATTCTTCATAAGCATCATAATAAAGAAATTAGTACAAGCATCAAATGGAGATATTTTTCTAGCTACTTTAGATAATACTATAGAGAATAGAGCTCCAAAGTCATATTTCTTTTCAGCTCCATCTTTTAATCTAAATCCAAAGTGAACTAATACTGCATCTGCTAATTCTGGTAAGAATGCATTGAATTCAAATCCAGATTTGTTTCTAGCAGTATATAGATCTTCGATAGATCTTCTTAATCTAACTTCATTATTATAGATCTTTAAGATATTAGTTTTCAAAGCATTGATAAAGATTGCAGGATATGCTTGAGAAGTAAAGTTAGCCATCTTATATGCTAGATAAACTTTATTGATAAGCTTTTTGGTTTCATCATTATCTTTATCAGCTTCAGCTTTGAGTTCTTCTACCATAAGATCTCTTTTCTTAAGATCTTTATCTTCATAATAGATATCAAAGATCTTTTGGATATATTTAGCATTTAATTTTGTATGCTTAAAGAATAGAGATCCAGAAATATCGTGTTTACCTTTGAATAGAGGTTCGTTTAGTTCTTCATCTAATTCAGCTTCTAATTCTTTAATAGTACGATTCATTTCTTCAGTTTCATTTTCAAGAATTTCAGATGGTTTCAAGATTGTTTCTTCAGTCATAAGATCCTCCAAGTATTAACCCATAGTAGCCGCAACTTTAGGATCGAGGGCTTCGAAATAATCTTGTTGCATTTTTAATCTAACTAATGTGATGATATCACCACGAAGAATATCATTATTAATCAATTGATTATATAATACGAATAACGGAATCCCATTAGTAATTTGAGATAAGAATAGATTAACAATATTAAAGTCATTACCATATGCATAACTATATACAGTACTATCATTAACTTCCATATTCTTAATATAAGATAATACCAATGGTAGATTTGCAGTAATAACTAATAAAGCATTATCTTGACCAAATACAGCTTTGCCATAATTAGAGCTCATATCTTTATTTAGTTTCAATTGTTCTAGATTGAAAGTAGAATAAATATTATCTCTTTCTTCGTATAAGAATCTAGAGAAGAAGGATACTAAATAATTATTGAAATTGGATACGAAGAAATCATAAATGAACATTGCTGCCAAATATAGATCAGTATCTTCATTTTCAATAAATTGGAATCCGTATTTTTTAGATACGGAAGAAATCACGTCTCTATACATTTCTTTCTCTTTAGCAGAGATTTGTTCTTGATCATATGGGTAAGTAGTATAGAGTTGTTGGAAAGTTTGTTTAAAGGCTTTTACGATATTTGGTTTAGGTAAAGTATCAAAGCGATTAAACATTTGAGTCAAAGTATCTTCTATAACATTCATAGCATAATCGCTATCAAATTGTACTAGAATACTAGCTAACTGATTATCAGATTGAAGCTCGTATTCTCTGTTGTTCATAAGGAAATCTAACATTAGGCGGTACCTCGGTTATAACGACGAAAAGTTTACAAAGTTCTTATCTATTTGTAACCAGTAGCTTAATTTTTTATATTGAAGAATGTAGATATTATGCCATTTGTCGATAGGTTAGTTTATATCTAGATCTAACTAATTTATCATTATCATCAGTTTTGAATGTGAAATAACTTCTCCCTGTTACTATTTTGAAGAAATAGTAGAAGTCATCCATAAGATCATAACCATATTTATTATTAATATCATTTTGCAGTATTGTAGAAACGGCATGATGGAAACTAATAACCCAATATTGCATATCTTCAAATTCTTTTGCAGTTTTTTGAATATTTAGGAATCCCAATCCTAATAGTATTCTAAATTGAATAAGTTCTAATAGAGAGGCAGATTCTTTTGATTCTAATTCATCTGATAACTCCTCTTTATCAATATAAAGCTCTTTAGTATTAGAATCTACAATTACTCCTTTCATTTCGCAATAATGATGGTTGTCATCATATATATCTTCTAATTCAAATTTTTCTAAAAACTTTATATTTCTAAATGAAGTTTTATAAGATTTAACTAATTCTGAGTTTAAGACCTCATCTACTATATTATCTAACGACTTACTCATTTTATTATATTAACTCCTCTTATCATAACTCTTATTATATTTTTAATCTTAGCTCTATTGTAATCCATTATCTTCTCTATTGTTTTCATAATAGAGATCACGCTCTCCAGCGTTCATAAGATTATAAATAGAGCCTTGGGACATTTCATCTTCATCTTTATTAAAGTCTAAGAAAACAGATGTAGGAAGGTTGTTATTATTTGATGCCATAGAATATTCATCATCAATAGATACATCATCTGGATTGATTTTGTATTTTCTTGCATATGCTTCTCTTACAACAGGATTTTGAAGCATTTCCCTTAGAAGTGCAGTTTCTTGTTTACGCTGTTTCATCATATATTCCCCGAATAATGTATCTACAGCTTTCTGCATTTCTCCCATTTGTTTTTGTACTTCATTACCTCTATCATCATCAGATCTATTTATATATTCAATCTCTTGAGTGATATCAGTCATATTCTCATCAATGCCCATATCGAGAATTTCATCAATATCATCTTCTGTTTTGATAGAGCTTTTTTCTATACCAAATAATTCTCTTAAGTTTTTACCTTCATACCATACATACAAACCTACAAGGTATGAGAATATTTGGTCATCGTGTGTTAAAGCAGAGTGTTCTATCTTACCATTACGCTTTACTTCCAACCCACGCATTTCTTGATAGATACTTGGAGAGATAAATTTGTCTTTATGGTAAGTAACACGTTCTCTTAGTATTTCTATTAAGAGATCACGAACGTTGTTTGTAGATGTAAGACCATAAACCTTAGTCTTACGTTTATTTCTAATGATACGATTACCATCAGTAGTTTCTTCTAGAACTCTGTCTTTAATTTCGTAATAGAGGTTTTTCTTAACAGGTGTTTCTAATAATTTGCCTATTACCGAGAGTCCGTAACCGTTGTCTTTTGATATTGACGCAACTCAATATCAGATGGTCAATTCCATTCCACCCTCATTACAAGGAGTGACGAGATCATATGTCGTCCCTATTTCCGATATAGGGCCAGGATTTTTCTTCCACCATAAGCTTGTGGTTCTACGCCCCCGCCAGGGGCTGATCGTTGAACGTATATCTACTAAATAGATATTTCGCTGCTAAACTAGGCCATTTGCAAACTTTTTAAACCATCACGATTATCATCACTGATTGCGTTGTGGTATTGCAACTCTTAACAGCCTTTTCTAAGCAATTAACTCTGTAGGAATATAAGAATTACTTCTTATACTGTGCTTACTTACACCGTTACGCTCTACGTTTACTACTGCATTAGGCATCATATTAGTTACTAGGTATTGAACTACTCTAGCAAGTTCTATATTAGAAATTGTATTACATTTTAAATCGGCAAATACTCTAGTTGTCTTAGAGTCTATACAGGTAATACAAGAACTATCTTTAGATACGCCACCAGATGGATCGACACCAATAATTGGTGGATATTTAGGAACTAAGTTAGACTTAAGCGGAATTTCTTCATAAATATTGAATTGGTATTTACCAAAGATAAGAAGTGTCTTTTTAGGTTCTTTGCAATACTTACGAATGCCATCTAATTCATCTTTAGTGAATGGGTTATTTTCAGATTCGTCAGACCATTCAAGAAGAATTTCACGACGAATAAGAGGCCAGTCCCATTCAAGCTCTTTACATTGTCTTTCAAACCATTCTTCTGTATAACCAAGTTGTTGATAAGTAAACTGGATATGAATAAAGCTTGATAGTTTATTAGCATCTACAATTTCCCGTAATTGAGGGTATGTAAGATCATACCATTGTTCACTGAACTTAGAAGCATTGTTTAATACTGTATAAGCATATTTACCTTCATCATTAGTTAAGAAGCCAGGAGTTGTAGTATATACTACGCCATATGGTACATTGTTTTGTTTAGCAATTTCAATGGCCTTACTCATCGCTGGTCTCATATTACCATAGATGGTTTTCATGAATGGAATAAATGCAAATTCGTCAGCCCATAAGAGAGGGAACGTTTGACCCCGAAGCAAATTAGCTGCAGCCATTTCATTTCTAGCTTTAGCATAAGTTTTAATATTGTTTCGATTGATCGCATTTTCCATATAAACTTGAGTACTTTGTACTTGTTTCTTACGAGTACCATCCATTGTAAACTTAGAATCGAATCTAAGATAAGATGGAAGCAAGTCACGAATATTTCTAATACGAGATAAGTTCAAACGACAGTCTTTGGCTTCTTTGTTTAGAAGTGAGATTTGCGTATTTTGTGTTCTAAAATTATAAACGTATGTATAAAGAACAGCAGTACCAATAGTCTTACCAGTCTGACGAGGCTGTAGTAATAGACAGTCAAAGTTCATGATTGCCATATATAAGAATGCCATATTACCACGATTCAATAAGAACTTAGATGGTTCACCAGATGATGGAATTCGTACTACTTCTCTAAGATAATACCAGAAGTTATTTCTAACTTCTGCTAATACTTTCATTTTATAAACGGTACTTAAATTAGGATCATGAGGATCAATATTAGCCAAGTCTGGATCTAATAGTGCTAGCATAAATCTATGATTTTTAATACCTATAGATTTGAGATAGTTACTCATCTCTATAAAGGTTTGATTAGTTGTTGATCTATGATAATAAACCCTCTGCCCTTGATTCTCGACCATTCTAATTTCATTTGAAGGCATGATTGAAAATAGTCCTCCTTTTACTAGAAACTAATCTTAAAAGCAGATTATTATGTAAATGTCGCAGTTTATAAAATTAGATTTAAACGTATACTATAGTAATGAATATATTTATACCATAGGAGGAATAAATGGAAACAGTATATTTGCAAGTGGTGGATTATGCATATAGAGATTTGTTATCTCGCATATTTGGGTCTAATAATCAAATGCTTGAAATGTATCATACTTTATTTTTAGTAATATTCTTAATTATCTTTGCTAATAAAGGTATGAATTTTCTTTTAAGAAGAAATCATATAATATCTAAGATTATATCTTATTTACTTTATTTTATAATCATAATGATAGACGTGTGTTTAATTTTGGGGTTATATTAAAATGAAAGAATCTTTTTATACTAAAAGCTGTGAGTTTGCAGTAAAAGCTTTTAATTATTTGAATACTAGGGTTAATAGAACTAGAATACCTTTTTTCCAATTAGATACATCTCCCAATAATTCCAGTATGGGTCATGTAGTAAATGGAGTAATGACTTTAAATATTCATAATATTTTAGAATTGGCAAAAAATAATGATAAGTATGATTGGCCTAATATTAAAGGTCTTATTATACTTACTATAGTCCATGAGCTATCTCATATCAATCAAAATATAGATTATGACAGATTTAGTAAAGATGATACATATCGTGATAAGATAGAGATGGAAAATCATTATAATGCTTTAAATTTTATTCTTAATAGAGAGGAAGAATTACATGGAGTTTTTGGAGATTACAGTGATGATATTTGCTTGGATCTTGAGCTAACACAGCAGTGTTTAGAAAATCCACAATATAAGAATTCTTATAAAATGAGAAATACAGATACAGTTGCTATGATTACAATGGTAAATATGTTTAGCAATGTATCAAAAGCAGAAAGATCTAGAATCTATACTTTGATGATGAATGCTACTAGAGTAATAGTTCATTATAGAGAAACAAAAGAAGGACCTATATTATTTTCTGATATAGTAAAAGATGAACGTGGTATATGGTATACTTATAAGATATTCAATATAGTAAAGTTCTTATATAAACTTCCAGCATATAATGCATTAATTATGGCAGAAGGGGGAACTGATCTAGTATTTTATATGACCAGAGAAGAATCATCTACTCCTATATCTGAGAATGCTGGACAATATGTAGCAAATATTATTACACAATAAGAATAGGGTATAGGCTTTGTGCCTATACCCTTATTTTTTTTAATTTTCTTTTTTAAGATTGATAAATAATTCACACCAGTTTTCTAGTGTAAGATCTACTAATTCTAATATATCTTCTTTTTTGTATTTGTTTGCAAATTCATAATCTTTATCAATATATTCTATTACTGATTGATAAATGCGTTCAAATAATTTATCGTATAAATCATCATCTATCGACCCTTTATTACCTTCAAATAAAACAGTCGAATAGAAATTTTTAAAATCCTTTGTATCCATTATGGCTGATACAGATTTGCCATCTAGACTTCCATAAACATTTCTAATTGTTTTTAGTCCATTTTCATCTAGCGTTAAATTTTTATCTTGGTATTCAAAATAAATTGTAAAGATATTAAATAATGTGGCTCTTATAACTTCATTTACGAATGCCTCATATACTTTATCTTCTCTTTTTCTTTCATACTCAGAAACACTACATTGATCAAATAGCCTGCATACAATTCTGTTTCTAATAGACTTGCAACTACTGATAGTTTTCTTATATAAAATTCTTGTAACTCTCCAAGTATTGATTGTATATTTAAGTTCTTTTTTTATAAAACCTAAATTTGTATGACTTCTTAAAAGAGTATAATAAGTTAGTACAGATAAAATACAGATTACATATACTGCTGCAATAAAGAGTAATTTGTCTGAAGATATAACGTCAGACTCAGAACCTATAGATATAAAATAATGGTTTAGAATATACGGGGTAAATGCACCTAGAATTATAGTGCCGATAATAACCCCAAAATATGTAGCTTGTAATCTCCATCTGTACATCAAATGAGCTAATATAATACTAGCCAAATCTTTTTTTAGTTTGAAGCTAATTATAATATCTTTCATAGTATAGCCTATCCTTGTATAAGATTCTTTACTCTCCGTTTTAAGAAATCTTGCACATATCTATAGAATTCGTCCTCTTCAAACATACTAGGGATATTATCGCTTGATGAATATTTTGCTAAGAAGATTTTTTGATAAGTTGATCTAAAATGAGCTCTATCAAAGAGATTATATCTATCATCCATATCTTTTCTATCAACGCCTAAGATACAATCAAATAGATCATTATAAATTTTATTTGAGCTTAATACATTCTCAAATTTATCATTTACCTCTTGACCATCATCAGATTTGCGTCTGACGATGCAATGTTTTCTTAACATACCAATTCCAGGTGATAATAAATAAACCTTATCTGGGAAAACATTTAACCCACAATAGATTGAAGAGAATTCATCTATTTCTAAGAACAATTTTCTAAAAGGAACACCTAAATCCTTATACCCAGATTTAGTAGAATTTAATGGTTGGGTTAGGCATAGGTGATTAATAGCAGAATCAAATATTTTGCCTTTGTTCATAATATTATATACCAAAGTGGATAATAGCCATCTATCAAGAATAATAATAATCTTTTCATTCTCCAACTTAGGAGCTATGATATTATTAAAAGTATCCTTCATGTTTATAATCATCAAACTTTGAAGAATATCAGTAGGATAATTTTCAATAGTTAACAGCTCTCTGATCTTTTTATATATCTCACTACCATCATTATATGGAAGAGATAAAGTCATAGCTGTATAACCATCGAATTCTTCAGGATGACTGTTTATGTAATCAGATAACTTCTTACATGTTGTAGTCTTACCAGAACCATCAGTTCCCTCTACAACAATTAGTTTACCTAAGTGATTATTACTTGAAAACATATATACCCTCCTTTGGATATTATTAAAGTGTTGTTTTAAATTGCCACAAGAATAAAGAGTATACCAGCTAAGGTATACTCTTCTGTCTTTGTTATTATTAGAAATAATCAGCAACACCATTCAAGATTTCATTTTGAATAGCTTCTTCTAAGGATAATACAATTCTATCACCATTTTTCAATTGCATAGATACTGTACGGCCATCTTCATTTAGATTGATTCCGTTATATAAGCAATCAAATGTTTCTAATACTGTTTTGATATTTGCAGATTCGGAAATCAAGAAAGAGTTAATTTGAGATTGAGTTAATGGTACTAAAATTTCAGAAGATTCTGCTAAGTTACCATATTTAGCAATATTATTAATTTCTTCACTACGACGGAATAATTCAGAAGTAGGATTGATCTTATAATACTTCATATCTCCATATTGACCAACAGATTCTGTTGTTACGATAGAAGTAGTATATGCTTTAGAATGAGAAGGGAAATATACACGGTCATAAGTAATGATTTGCATACCCTTTACAGTCATTCTACCATTTTCATTTGCCAAAGAACCAACAGCTCTAAGAGAGAAAGAAGGTTTTTGACCATCTCTTAAATCATCATTAAAAGATCTACCTAGATCATTATTAGTGCCACGGAAATGAGCTTTTACAAAATTACCATCCATCCAAAGTTTAGTATACCATACTTGTTCTAAAGTTGGGTCGATTTTACTTTGACGTGCAAGAGTTGCATCAGATGGATGGCCTGCCTCACCTTTAAAGTTACCAGTTTCTACTAGTTCTCTAGTTCTATCAGAGTTGATACCTTTTTCCAATTCATCTGTTGGATAGTATCTTCTATTACGATTTACTTCATCACCTTCTTGAAGTACACCTTCAGCGATGATAAATCCATTTTTATTTACTTCTTTAACAGTAAATTCTACATTAGCTCTAGTTTCTTCACAGATAATAGAACCTACAAGATTATTTGTATCCAATTATTTTTCACCTACTCTTTAATTCATTATGTATAGAAATTACCTATATGTTTCCCATATACCCTATAAGCAGTAAGATAAGAGTAGATCTTAGTGATCTACTCTTTATTCTTATTTATTTTTGTGGGATTTTTCTTTTTTAGGAGAAGCTTCATTATTTTCCACTTCTACAGAACCTGTTACATCAGCTTGTTCTAAAGATTCTTTTTGTTGTTCTTCCACTTGAGGTTTTACTTCCTCTTTTTTAGGTTCAACAACTGCAGCTTCGGAACTATGACCTGTAACAGTTTCAACGATAGGTTCAGAATATCCTTCTGTAATAGCTTTAGCAGTTTGGATATTTGGGAACTTGGATGGACCGTTGTATGTATTGTAGTTATCAAATCCCAATGGAACTGTAATACCACCAGCTAATACTTCTTCTACTTTTGCTTTGTATTCTAAACAGATAGCGATATCTTCATCACGAAGAATAACAAGATTGCAAGTACCTGTAAAGCGAACTCCATTAATAGAGAATGCTTTATCACAGTATACGTTAACTAATTTTTTAACCATTTACTATTACCCTCCTAAGGTATATAAGAGAATTAGATTAATTATTAATTAATCGTCATCCTCATCATCTTCATCGTCGTCATCCTCTGAATCTTTTTCATCTTTGTCATCGGATTTAGAATCTTTTTCTTTTTCATCGTCGTCGTCATCAGAGTCCTTATCGTCTGAGTCATCATCCTTGTCAGAGTCTTCTTCATCTTCATCAGAATCATCATCCTCGTCATCATCTGAGTCCTCATCATCATCCTCGTCATCGTCGTCCGAGTCCTCATCGTCCTCATCTTCGTCATCATCTTCATCGAAGTCGTCTTCTTCGTCTTCATCATCTTCAGAATCGGAATTTTCTTCTTCCTCTTCTTCATCTGTGTCAGATTTTTTATCATCAACGATATCAACTAAGATTGTATCACCAGCATATTCGCCTTTAAGGATTTCTTCTTCAGCTTCTGTTTCTTCATCGATAATTGCATCGATTACAGACATAACAGCATCTTCATGTAAATCTTCGTCAAATTTACCTTCTACCATGATATCAACGTTTAGGTTTTCTAAAGCCATCTTTTATACCTCGCTTATTATCTTATTCATTAAAATTAGTAATAGGTTGTGGGAAAAGCATGTTTTGATCTTCATCATAATCTTGAGCTTCTTCATCCCATCCACACATGAAATCAATAGTGGAACCATCGATATCATTATCACCAATCATCATATCTTCTAATAGATCTTTTTTAATATCATTTGCAATGATTTCATCTACTGGTCTAGACATTAGTATCCTCCTATATTATATTCTTTTTAATCCATTACTACTAATGTAGGAAATATCAATTATTTGCCTTCTAAATAAGATTTACCATTAGTATTGCAAGAATTATCATCTAAGTATTTTTGATATTCAGGACTGCTTGCTCCAGCATTAGGAGTATCTCCGTTTGGTTTACCACCAGATTGCAATCCAGTCATATAAGATCTTAGCATATATAAAATCATAGGAATTTCATAATAAAGATCTTTAGTAAAGTAGTAATCTTTACATTCCAAACTTTCTAAATCTTCTAAATTTAGATTGAATGGGTCTGCAGTCTTATTCATATAATTGATAATAATATTCTTATAGAAATCTTTCTTATCTTCAGTATAAGGTTTATTATTTACGATTCTATCAAATAGATCCATACTAATCCAATTGATAGGATCTGCATTAAATTTATTTCTAAGATTGATAGATAATTCCCAATACTCTTCCATACGATCTACTAATAAACTATTAGGATCATGAACTGGTACTGGGTAACAACTATTCAAATGCATTTTAGGATTTACATTCTCAATATCTCTAAAGATTGTTCTAGAATATTCTATAGCGAATGTATCTGGTTTATGAACTGCTTGAGAGATATATAAATAGAAATCATCACTTTCAGAGAAAATGCCTGTTCTAATTAGGAACTCTATCAAATAAGGATCATAGATAAACATTCCTAAATAACCATATACAAAGGTTTGAATATTGCCTTTGTAGAATAGATTAATATAGAATGATTTAAGCATGGTGTATGCATCTCTAACTCTATCTAATAACTGAGCATCATCAGATAAAAGCATTGGAGAAAGATTAGTACCTACATTACCAGGCATATACTCAAATTCATTTACAAGAAGTTTACCATTAAGGAAACCATAAGATCTTTCACTAGAAGTTTCTAGATTATATCTAATCTTATAGAAGTTAGCACCAGATTCCAATGTATCTGGAGAACAAGAGTTTACTCTAAATAATAGAGTATTGTCTCTAAGATAAGTAATCATAAAATAATCATCAACACAAGGGATGATTGTATTAGGAAGAATAATTGCTTCGCCTTCAATAGGAGATTCAGGACCGAATTCTCCTCTTTGAAGATCTATCATCATTCTTTCTATACCATAGATTTGGAAGTTTTTGATTTTATTATATCTTAGAGGTGTATTCTCCCCTAGTTGATGATATACTTCTTTATCACCTTGGTCTAAGGTGGAGTGTTTATCATTTATATTCCAATAAGTTACTGTTGTAGGTTTCTTATCAGTAAATAAATAATAGGGGTTATTTGCTAAACGATTCTGTAAACCTGTTACAAGGCTTTCGGTAGTTTTTCTATAATTCGTATTAGTAAAACTTCCCATACTATATTTCACCTCCGAATAAGTAAATACAAGATTATATTGATGTGAACTTAGTACCATTAAACAAAAAAGAATACGGAATCCCATAATAGGATTCCGTTATTAATTATATCATTTCGCTAATATTTTCAATGTATGATGAAATCACTAATTTAGATTCTTCTCGTAATTCTTCTACAGACTTACTCTCATCTAATAATATACCACAATTCTTAGTATATTTATCATACAACTTATAGAGCTTTGTCTTTTTGTCTACCCAAGAATATAATCCATTATTATCAGAGTCTTGTTCTATTAGATTTTTGGCTTTACCTGTTATACTAAATAAAGCAGCAGAAGTTAGTCTAGCAATATTATGCTTCTTAACTGCATCACTTTTAGAAGTATTCATAGAGTTTACCTCCATATCTTTTAAAGAAATATCTCTTCTTTAAATCAGTAATATCTTTCTTCTTATAGTTTTATTAGCAATTAGTTTATAGAGTCATAAAAAATAATGATAGGATAAACAAATATATAGTATAGAGTGTGTATATGTAATAAATATATTTAACCCTAAAGATAACAACTTTGTTTAGCTTTTGTTTATTCCTTACCATATTATCAAATCTACTGGCTTATGATTTGGCATGGTTAACCTCTTAAAAATAATAAACATAACTCTTTTTATTTATTTTCTATAAAACTATACTAACGGCATGAGAAAATAAGACTTCATTTTAAAATATTATTTACAACTTTTCCTTTCTTGTAAATAACACATATAACACTATAACGCGTTTGCCGTAGTCACGAGCATAACGTTTATTACATATACCCCTATACTGAATGCTCCTTATCTTTATATAAGATAAAAAAAAAATACACGCACTACAAAAAAACAAAACACACAGGGATAAGGTCTAAGACCTTATCCCACTCTCTGTGTTTAAATATAAAGTCTTACCCAAATGTTTCTAATTAGCTAAATACCTTAAATCCTGGATGGTTTACACCTTTTAATTTATTAGATATAGGATTTGCATAGTCTTTATTTGGATCAAATGCTGGAACATCATTAGAAGGTTTTTGTTCTTCTTTAGTTACTTCTTCTGGTTTGTAATGTTTCTTGCATCGATTGTTTAATTTGATTACTTCTTTTTTGATATGACGAGCAGGATCTATACCTAATTGAATAAAGATATCTGCCATTAGATTTAAAATGAAAGATCCTGTTATAAATCCAATTCTATCAGCTCTTGTCTTCCAATTAGGATATACATCATCCTCATTCCATTCTGGTAGCTCTAAGGAATCGAAATCTACTCTATTACCATAATTTTCAAAGATATATTTTAAAGGTTCTTTTTCTTTATTAATATCTTTTTCTAATTTAGGGAAGTGAATAATAGATGGATCTTCAGAATCTGGTTTGGCAAGAGTTAGTGTTTCATAAGCATATTTTAATTTATTAAAATATAATTCCTCTACCAAACTCTTATTATAACTATTAAAGATAATTACATCTTTAGGAATACCGTTTAGTGTGGTTACATTAAAGAATACATAATTGTCTCTATCATAACTAAATGGAACTTTAATAACTCCTGTAAAGTACTTGTATTTATATTCTGAAAAGATATGGCGATTATAATGAATTAATCTAATATCCCTTTTACTATTCTTACTAGTACGCGCTAAAGATGGTGACCTTAGATCTTCTGGCACTTCTCTAATATCCATGAATTTCATAGTAGATTTGTAATTATATTTTACACTAGAAAAATCATGGTTTTGAATATAGACTTCAAATTCTTTCATTCTATATTTCCTCCTTATTCTTAGCATAGCTTATATACATATTCGCTTATCTTATCTTTTGATACTCCAAAATCTTTTTCTCCTTCATACATATTCACATGAACGTATACAGGGATTCCAAGAGGAGATATTTTTGATTTGACACCTTTTAATACATAATCTTCTATATCATTATCTATATAGATATGAAAGGTAACGTCTATGAGACTTTGTGTAGTAGTAAAATACTTAATAAGGCTTATGTATGTATTACCACCAATAGCAGCAAAGATATTATTATTTCTATTAGCACCTCTTAGATTATAGAATACAGATAAGATATCAAATGTACCTTCTGCTATATGAATATCTATATGGTCATAGATATTACAAACTGAAGGGATAATATAATATCCACTTCCTTCTCCATCTGAGATAGTATATTTTATATATCTACTATCTAAAGATTTATGAACTTTCTTTCTAGCTTCATCATTCATAAGATTTCTAAATATAATAGCTGAGTTATTATTATTTAAGAATCCTATAAAGACGTTATTGATAGTATCTGTAATTGGTTTTGATCTTGTTACTTTATTAAATTTGTTGTGGTTTAGAAATTCATATAAGCTTAAAATTATTTTGCAAGATGCTAAATCTTCATAGGTCAGATTTAGCCCTAATCTTTTATTAAGATAATTTAATTTATATGCTGAAATTTGATTATCTTGTGGAATTGGTACTTGTAAATTCAATTTACCTTGTCTATTTAAACGATACCTGCTTAAATTAGACACTCTCTTATTGTTAGTTTCGATCTCAGATAATAACTCTGAGTCTATGATGTCCCCACGTCCTGTAAACTCTTCTAGGACCTCTTTGGTTAAAATGCCTCTATGATTAATATTTCTAAAACAATTAAACATTGGAGGTTTTCCATCTAATCCTAAGGAGATATACATATGATGGCCTGTATCGGTCATACCTTCTCTATTGCATAGAGGACAGTTTATAGTTACTTCTCGTTTAGCCGATGCATCTTTAGAATCAGGGAACAGCAAATGAAGCTGTTCCCTTAGTCTGTCTGATAATTGGGTATTGATTAGGTCTTTATTCTCCATTGCTGTTCACCTTCTTTCATTATTAAAGTATATGTATCAGATTAGCATTACAAATCTACATACTTCTTCTGATACAATATCTGGAATTACATTAATTGGTCTACCATTGTTTTCTGGATTATGGTAATCAATTGTTTGGAATTCAGATGATAGAATTTGAGCAATAAGCATTAATATTACGTCATGCTCAATCTTAGGATTATTATACTTCTCATGAATCATTGGGAAGTATTTAGATGCTTCAATCTTTTGCAGTTCTTTCTTGTTGATATTCTTTCTTGTAACAACACGAACTACTTTACCACCAACCATATATGGGAGTTGGCATAGCTTATAAGACTCTAATAATCTTCTAGCTGCAATGATTAGAATGATATATTGTCTTACATTCATAATCTTAATAGATTGTGGATCGTCAAACTCTTTGGCAAATAGATAAGTAACTAATGTCTTTTGTAAAGAGTTTACGATAAGTTTACCATCTTCATCACAGAGTTGATTATAATAGAATTTGATTTCTTCTTCATCAAATGGTCCATATTTCAACTCAATACGTTGCATAGTAGTTTCACAGTTTACTTGAGTTTGAATAAGAATAGCTTCATTAATCTTAGCAGCATGTGCTTCGAATTTATCACATTCAGAGTTGTTATCATCATCTCTATTAGAAGATGATAGCATTACAAAGCCATATTCATAAGGTACATCTGTGACCTTAAATCTAATATCCCTGTTAATGGCATTATAGTTGAAGTGGATAATATTCTTATTATAAGTATATTTAGGAATGATCTGCATGATAATATTTTCTACTGTCTCAATAGAATGAGTAGTAGTATTTCTACCACGGATTGTTTGCATTTCCCATAATACACCATTGTTCAAAGTATTCTTAGTTACGTTACTAGATGCAGTTTCGTATAATTTAGATGATAGATTAACACCATAGGTTTTAGATGCTGCTTGGAATAACAAGTCAAATGCTTTAAGCAATACTGTCTTGATATCTTGAGGATCAATCTTTTTCTTCTCAATGAAGTGTGTTAAAAGAGGGATCATCATATTCTGCATAACAGAAATTTTAAGCATAATCTTGGCATGGAAGTCTGAGTACTCCAATACTGGAGATTTGCTATTTTTGTAGGATTCCAAATCATCAATAGAATATTGTTCCATATTCATTTGATCTAGATGGTAGTTTAAATATGCCGCCATAGAAGAACCATTTGGATTGATAAAATATTTCCAAAGATCTCCTAAGAACATATCTAGACTATAGTCATTTGTATTTACATCGATCATATATTTGATCTTAGCATATAAAGCAACAAGTCTTTGTTCTTTGTCATAATACTTTTCAAAGTAATTGAGATAGTTAGTACAATGATCCCTGAATCCGATTGCAATAGTCCCATCTTCTTTTACTTTAGAATCACTATTATAACAACGCTTTGCTTTAATAGAGAAATAATCGATCATCATATTAGCTTCACAGTCATCACTCATCCCAAAGAGTTTGTGAATAGGAGCTATAATCATACCTCTTGTATGTGTAAATACAGCGTCTTCTGGAGTTTGTGGTCTCCAATCATCGATATGTGGCTTTTGTTCCATATAAGGATTACCTTGTTGACTAGCGGCCATCATAGTCTTAACAGTATCATGTTTAGCAACCTTATCACCATCTTTGGTAATATTATGATTGATAATAGATACTACTGGAATCTTTTCTCCCTTAGCATACTTACTTCTGTCAAGCACAAGTCGAGGCATATAATAAGCTTGATTATTATACGTTAATTCTTCTTCAATGTCAACTTGTTGGTCGTTGTAATAATCCATTCTTGACTCCTTCTCCTTACTATTGTTAAAGACTTACATGAATCTTTTGAGGTCCACTACACCTCATATTTATAGTATACAGATAAAACTACGATTAGTAGTGTCTGCTAACTTTCTTTACATAATTTCCACTACGTTTTGCATTTGTCCTTGCTACACGCTGAACAGCTTGTACACTCTTAACTTTATTTGTGTAAGCCTTACCTTTCCCCTCAATTCTATCAGTATCAGAGTAATCATCCTTGGAAATATAGTTACTACCATATTTATTAGTAGCTTGAAGTTTCTTCACGTTCTGTACTTGGATAAGTTTCTCTTTACCACTCATAATTTGGCTAGCAAGATTTTGAGGTTTATAAGGATAAGCATTCATCCACATAATCTTATTATCTAAACCTTTTAGTTTAAATAATAGATAAGCAAAGTAAATAGATTTTACATAACCTACAATCTTATTTGGGTTCGTTGTATTAGGCTGTTTCTTGAATACTACTGGATCAAACTTCTTAATCAATTCTTTGATAAGAAGGTCATTATGTTTAAATGCATTGGCATAAGTAAACATGAAGTTCGGGTCATTAGAGAATACTTTTATATTATATCCACTAATCTTATTAAGTCTTTTTTGTACGTCATCATTTGTAGTAAATTCTATTACTACATCATAGAATACATTCTCATCTTTTTCCGACGGCATCATAATATAGAGAACGTATTTATCATTTGTATTCTTATATAGAGTATAGTTAATTTTACCATTCACTCTAAGCATCATAGCATCGAATTTCTTAGAGTAAAGTTCCCTGGCAGTTTCTGCCTCTCCCACCATTCGAGTACGTCCTCCAGATGGGTTCTTAGCATAATCCTCAAAAGTAATTTGCATTTTCTTCTACCTCTTTTCTTCTACACACTCTTATGATATGACGTCTAAAATACCCAGTAAGGATATTATTCCTTACTGGTGGTATCTTAGATTATTCTAGATTTGAGGGCAAAATGACATTAAATCATTTAATAATGTGTAGTTCACTCCGTAAAAAATTATTTTGATAATATACTTTTGAAAAATAGTAATCAATTATATACTATAATTGTGAGAAGTTTGAGAGAACTTATTTTATATATTTTAGAAAGGATAGTGATAAATTTTTTAATAAGCTACACTCAAGCACTCTAAAGGCATTTTAAAATCTAGTTAATTCAAAAAAAGGAAAAATGAACAATGAAAAACAACGAGCTAGTTCAAAAAATCAATTTTAATTTATCTGGTATTAATTTGAATGGTATCTTAGTAGCTAAGGAAGAGTCTGATAAAGCTATTAAGAATTTACTTGAGTTGCGCAGTCAAGTAAATAATTTAATTGAGTTGATGGAATCTATGAAACCTGAAGAAGTAGTAGAAGCTCCTAAAGAAAAACCATATACTGATGTGATTCCTATCCCATCTAATGATTTCTCTTTAGCTCAAAAAGTAAGTCAGTTCCAACACCAAAAAGAAAAAGAAGAAACTGTTGATACTAATACTGACGATCATGCAGAAGAGGTTGAGTCTAAGTCTTCTAATAGAAGATCTTCTTCAAGATATTTTGTAGAAGGAAAGGGAACTAAACAACCTCATTCTAAAAGTAGTTTCTATGTCCTTGATGATGGAGAGTATGAAAAGCTAATTAGTGTTAAAAACTTATTAAGCTTTTCTGAAAGAGTATCTCAAGATATGCTTAATAAAGATCATGTACTTGAGACTAAAGTATTCAATGTAAATAATAATTCTTATATTCTATTATCCGTATTCTGTAATGTAATGAATACAGATTATAATGCAGTGAATAAATATGCTAGTGAAGATAATGGAAAAGATAACTTTGCTATTGGGTTATTTGTTAATGATAATGGCAGAGAGTCAGCTCGTAAACTTATCAATTTGAAATATGCATTGGCTATTATCAAACAATACGGTTTTAAAATAGTTGTAAATCATGTAGACTTTGAAGGATATCTAAATCTTAAAGATCTATTAGATCTAGATACTGCCATTAGTAGAAAAGATCTAAAAGAAAACTATTTTGAAGGCAAACCTCTATTAGCATATATCATGAATAATTCCAAATATCCTTGGTATTATTTAAATAATAACAATATCTCTATCAAAGAAGCTTGGAAGGCATATGAATCTTATGCAAATAGTGATGGTCATAATTTTGAAACTAAGAAACGATTATTCAATGAATTTATAGATGTGGGATTCAGTTCATTCGAAAATCGTTACAGCATGCCTGTAAGACCAGACGTAGATTTCTGTAGAGAACCTATTACAGTATATGATGACTCTATTGATAATTACTATGCAGTATTTGGTAGTAAAAAAGAAATTGCATTTGCAGTAGTAAGCTATGTGGATAATCGTTTAGATAAGATTATGGAAGAATCTTATATGCTTCGTGATAAAATCTATGATGTAGATGAAGTTGCTAGATTATGTGATCGTCAATCAGATTGGGTAGTTAAAGCTATTAAACACCTAGGATTAGATCCTGATTTTATTAATAAAGATACTGCCAAAGAAGTAATGCATTTATCTACAAAATCTATTGTTACTAGAAGTTACGAAGGCTAAAGGGAGTAAATAATATGGAAAAGAATTATAGCGAAAGCATCAATATTAATATGGGACCAGTTCAGATTAATGGTACTTTAGTTTCATATGATGAAAATCTTCTAAAGGAATTGTATATCTTTAGAAATGGTATTGACTTTATGCTTAAATTGTATGGGTATGAAGAAGGAATGGAATTAAAGGAGGAAAAGGCTGATGCCAATTTTCCCAAATTAGATGATAAAGAAGATCCATTCAAAGATGTTCCTGAAAATCTTTATGATCTAAAAGATGATTATTTTCATGGATATAGTAAAGGTTGGTTAGAAGCGAATATTGTGGCAACAAGAAGTGGAAGAGAAGTCATGCTCTATTCAGCTTTATTCCTAATCAAAGATAAATTTAAATATCCAAATCTATTCTTCGATAAAGATAATGATGGAAGTTATGCTTCTAGATGTGTAGCATTAAATGCATTTTGGATGGATATGCTATTCTATACTTTAGAAGAGATGAAGAAAAGAAATACTCCAGAGGATGATATTATTACTTTATTCAGTCTTGCAGAAGTTAAGCTTCATGAAGTAGAGTCTAAAATTGATTATCTTTTCAAAGAGTTAAAAAGACGTTCAGAGGATTACGATTTCATCAATGTATCTACACTAACCAAACGTCTAGACTTGTTTAAAAATCAAGCTAAATTATATGCATTATATGAGAAATTACCTTTCTATAAAAGAGTATATCCAACAGAATTGCAAAATCAATATAAAGATGCTAAGATTAAAAATACAAGTGGAAAAGAAGCTCCTATGCATTTTATTAGAACAAAGGATTTTGATAAGTTATTTGAAATGGTAGTGGCAGAACCTTTTGGTAATAAATCTTTACTTAAAGATGCATTTGGTTTTAGAACTAGATTCGTTGGAAAAAATATTTAAAAAGATAAGGAGTAGAGCACTACGCTCTACTCCCTCTTTATTTTTTTATTAGATATCAGTCATTGTTACACCGATATACTCTTCTTTGGTTTCTTCTTCCATATTATAGATATTGAATCTAGCATCTGGAACTAAGAATTGATTTGTTTGGAAGAGTAATGTGATAATTCTAGAAATAGAATCTAGAATAGCAGGTTCTGTTTTAATAGAAGTTAATACTTTGCCATCAAAGTCTTCAGAAAGAATATTGAATGGTGCACCCTTAGTAAGACCTTGACCAACTGTAAGAATAGCTTTATCAGTATCATCATCAAAATATGGTACATAGATCAAAGAACAAAGTTTCAAGTAAGAACGGCATAATAATGTAGCTACTGCTAAATTAATATCCTTTTCATCACCTTGAGTTAGATCATGGTATTTCTTTTCTAATTTAGAGAATGCACGGAAGCCTTCAAAGTTAGCAGCATTGCCAACGCCATCTTTAGCAGCAGAACGGCAGTTCAATACAGCATCTTCAATAGCATCAGATAAAGGCATACGATCAGATGTACCAATACCACCTACATAAAGATCTACCATATTAGCTTTCAAGATATTGATGCGACGTTTTAAGTTACCAATCTTAACAAGTTCTTGACGAGTTTCTTCGTATTTCTTTAAGGTAGCTTCTAAGTTACCAAGGTAGTTTTTAAAGAATTCAGTGTATTCACCTTTACCATCATACATGTTTTTAGGATTGATGATTTTAGTAGAAGTAGAATCTACGATAACTTGTTCAGCTTGACCAGCAAATGTTTTTACATTGAATGGAGTCATAGCCAAGTCTTTAGCTTTATCTTGGTTATAGGTTTCTGGATCAATATATTTCTTAATGAACTTAGCACCAGTAAGTTTCATAATATCCATCAAGTATTGATTTTCATTGTCGATATTGGCAACTACACAAAGATATCCACGTTGTTCTGCAGGAGTATTTGTAAGAGCTACCATGATTTGATCGATGAAACTATTAGCATCACGAGAAATAGTAGGGCATACGATCAAAGTAGGAGTTGGCATATCTTCCTGTTTGATTTCTTTACCTTTGTTAGCTAATTCGTTTAATTTTTGTAGAGGTTCAAAATAAGATTTAGTAACAATCATTTTGAAGTTTTCTACCATATCAGGAGTATCAATAGGAGATTCAAACACATATACGTTAGGATGTGCTAAAGTACAAGTAGAATCCTTTTCATTGTTTGCAAAGCAAGGATCAATAAAACCAGCATCATAAGTCATACCATTATATGTTTTGATTTTAGTTTCTGGAGTATTGGATGCAGATACATCAATGAATACGTCCATGCCATTTTGTTTATAGATATCTGTAATTAGATTAGCAATTTCATCATTGCCATTTAAAGAAGTATAAGCAATATTATAGATATCTGTAAGATTGGCTTCATGACCAGCAGCTTCGATTTCTTGGATACCTTCTTTGATAATATCTTTTAAAGCATTTACTAATTTACGTTTAGGGAATCCTTTTTCTTGTAATTCAAGTAAACCTTTGAAGATGAGGTAAGACATAATAACGGCAGAGGTAGTACCGTCACCAATAGATTTGATTACTTGAGTACAGATAGTACGGATATCATCTTTAAGAATATCTTCGATTGGTTTATCCAAATCAATATTCTTTAATACTGTGAAGCCATCTTTTGTATAGTTAGACATGATAGCTTTGGAACCTTTAGCTCCATCTCTATATGAATAAGCAGTATAACCACCCATAGGACCATAGGTTCCTTGGATAGTATTAGCGAATAATTTAAGAGCACGCAATTGTGCTTCTCTTAATTGCTTCTCAGATACTACGTTGCTTACTAATTTCATTTAAATAACTCTCCTTTACATAACCTTATTTAGCAAATTCAAAATTTGAATAAGGTGCTATATATTTTATAGCATTAGTTTTAGATAAAAGAACTGCATACGGATGATATTTCTTTTCGAAGAAATCTTCATAATTTAGAGCATAATCATATAGATAGATTGCTTTGCCAGATACATTTTTATACCCAGTAATACTATCTACATCGTGGACGAAAATGGCATTAAACGCAGAAACATCATCCAGTTCAATAACTGTGTTCCACTTACGAGTGTGAAGAAAAGCTTCAATCTGTAATTGGTCAGTTAAATTTTTGCAGTTCACTGTCACCTTAATTGAGCTGGTATTCTCTTCAGTGCCTTTTAAGACACTTAAGATATCTGTAAGACCAGCATACTTAATAACTTCTTCATATTTGTTTGTAAGAAGTTCTTTATATATACCATCTATCTTATCATGCATTTCTGGCTTGAAAAGAATAGATAGTGGATTCTTCTTTGTTCTTGTAAGAATAAGGGATTTGATATGATATAAACTACTATAGAAAATCCATTCATTAAAGTATGGTACTTTTCTATCGCAATTATCGATAAGGTATAGCACACATGCTAAATCAATATCATAAAGCATATCAAAGTCCACTAGTAACTTCTTAGCATCCTTATCTTTTTTATTTATCATATTTACCTCAAAGAAAAAAAAAGAAACGACGGTTAGGTCGTTTCTTTATTATTCATTCTTATTGCATAGAACCCATGATAGAATCTAATTCAGAACTTTGAATAGATTCTGTAGTCCCTGCACTTGTATGAGTAGCTTGGTTATTACCGCCACCATTATTGAAATAGGATTTGTTTTTATAACCGCCATTGTAGTTGGAGTCTAAGTCTACACCAAGTTTAGCAGCAATTTTATTCAAGTATGGTTGAGTATGAATCAAGCTGGAATAAGCTTGTGCATTACTCATAGCTGTGTAATATTCACGCAATTGTAAGGAAATCATTTCTAATTCAAGCATATTGAAATGATCGAAGTCTTGTGTATAACCAGCAGTTTTAGCATCGAAACCTACGATAGCATTGTAGAAACCTTTACGAGTTTCATAGCTATAAGCTTGTTCGATTTGACCATTTTCATTAAGTTTCTTAATACTGATAACGATACCAGCTTCTGGCTTACCATATACAACTTCTGGATCTTCTACAGTAATAAGATTATTACCAGATGCTACACCAATATTACCTTGAGTTAAAGCTTGTTGTTCTTCTTTAGAAGCCTTCAAGAATTGGTTAATCAAGTCTTCAAACATTTTAGCTTTTTGTGGAGTCAAATAAACAGAGATGCCGTTCTTAGTGTCATAACGAGTTTCTCCATTTTCAGATTCAATTACTGGAGAGATTGCAATCTTAAGGTTATTTCTCCACATAGAGAAGCTAATCATTGTTTTATCAATGATGGATTCTTTATTAAAGAAAGAATATCCAAATACGCTAGGGGAAGATTGTTGTTGGTTGTCATAATTGCCAAATGCCATTTTATAACTCCTTTTCTTTTCTACTACTACCTCTAAAAATAAAAATTCTAATATAATGTATCCGATATCATAAATTATGAGTTTATGAGGCCTATACCAGATATATTAATACTAACTCATAATTATAGTGTATAATTAAGATTCCAGTTAATTATATACTATAATAGTGAAAGTAATTTACAGAATTTTGTAAGGAGGATAATTATTATAATGACAGTTAAGAAAAGTGCTACTGCCGAAAAGAAGCGAAAAAGAAAACTTACTATGAAAGATCTTATAGAGCTCTATAATGAAGGAGCTTTTACTAATGAGCCTATTGGTAAAGTAATCGCATCTGCAATGGAAGCTCATTTAAGATTGTTGATTACATCTTATCAACAGGATTTGGTTAAATTAGCAGAAGAGCAAGAAGCTAATGGGGAAATTGTTTATACTCCTATCTATTATGGTAAGGGTGCAGCTGGTGTTAGAAAAGCTATTGCAGAAAGAAAAGAAATAGAAAAGGAGATATCCAATAATAAAAAGATTGGTTTTTTACGGGAGGATTAAATCATGAATGCTAAAGAGAAAATGACTTTAGATCAAGCTATCGTTGCATTTGACAATGGAGAATTACCTTATAATATTCAAAGGAAATTAAGAGCTAAATTAGATGATTACAAAGAATACCTAATTTATAGAGAACTATCTAATATTATTGAAGTTAAAGAATTTACAGCTCATGAATCATCTAAAGAGGAAGACATTGATATTATCAATAGCAATATTGATAATTTGATGGCAAATGAAAATAATGAATTCTTAGATGATATATTTAAATCTTGCTTAAAGAATAGTAAAGATACTTTTAATGCTATTTCAAATGTGGATATCCCATTCATGAGATATCTAGTAAAAACAAATAGCCCGTTTATAGTATCTAAAGATGATCTTAGCAAAGAGAAGTATCCTAGAACTTATAAGCAATATGTAGACGTTAGACGTTTTATGGGTGCAAGAAAGGTTACTAAAGATATATTTAGTGATCTATATGATGAGTACTGTAGATTTAGAAGAGAAATTGCTATTCCATACTTAAATGATATTGGAACTACTTTATATGGTAATAGAGCTGGTGTTACAGATTTCAAACATTTTATGAATAACCTTCAATCTAGTAATCTAAGACCATATACTAGTAAATATTTCTTCTTTATAAATACAGGAGACTATCCTACAAATATTATAAAACCAACAATGGTTAAGAATGGTATTTTAAGAGGTAATGATTTAGATAGAGATATGCGTGGAGTGCTATAGAATAATGAGTGAAAGTAAATATGAATTAAATGAACTCTCTGAGTTATATTATCAAGGATTTTTTAAGAATACTAAAATCGGACAAAAGATAGATGATAAGCTAGATGCTTATAGTGATAAGGTATTAAAGGAACATGAAAAAGAACTTATTAATGCTTTGCATGTAATTCTAGCAGAAGAAGGAATCCCTAATGCTTCAGAATATTATAAGCAATTAATAGATGATAAGCGTCTTACTAGAGCTAATACTGCTATCTTTGCTTTTGTATCATTCTTAAGAAAATATCGTCCAGATATGATTAAACCTATTGGTCGTAATAAAGAAAGAGAAAAGTATTTAGATCTTACAGAAGTTAGGTTACAACGTAAATCTGCAAGGGATTTATTCTCTGAGTTGTATGGATTATATCAAACTTTCTATACTAGAAATAGATTCCCATATCTAAACCAGAGACTATTTCTAGAGAAATTATCTTCGTTCCCATATTATTTTAAGAAGGACGAAGATAAAACTGTTTTAAATGAGCATAAAAAATAAACACAAGAAGAAAGAGAAGGGATTGACTCCCTTCTCTTATTTTTTTTATTATTGTTCAGCTTCAGTATCGTATTCATCATAGATCTTCATTCTTGTATCATAAAGATCTCCTTTGAATAACTGATCACGTTTAACAGTAAGCTCTTTATACATATGATCAAGTTGTTTGAATTCTTCTTTAGTAAGAATATTGTTTTCAACATAGTCTTGAATATAAGCGAGCTTAACATTAATATTTGCCATAAGCATAGGAACTGCATCAGGTTCATTTTCTAATACATTATCTTGCTCAATAGCAATCTTAACAATATCATCTTCCAATGCTTCTGGAATAGATTTCATCTTCTTATTAGGGAGGATGGAGGATTTTACTTCTTCATAAAGAATGTGTTCTGGAGTGCCAGCAGATTCGATCAAAGCATCATCATCGATACGATTCAAACGTCTAGCAATATTATCTAATTCTTTAATTTCAATTTTAGAAGGAGATAATTGTTTACAACGATCAATCATCATAAGAGCAGGAATACGGTTATGAAGTACATCACGATATACTCTTAGCACCCATGCCAATACGATAAATTTATTATTGATTTCTTTGTTGTAATTATACCAGTTGCTAGCAATCTTATCGAATGCAGAATGAATATGCTCTTTGTATCCACACCATTCAAAGAAGTCATTCATAACTTCATTTTCATCAACTTCTGCTTTATCGAAGATAGTGATGAATTTACGAACAGCATCTCTGAAACCATAGGAAAGTAATTCCATATAATGAATAGAATCAGAGATTTTTAATACATCATTATTTTTTGTAAGATGAGAATCGATAGCTTTACATACTGCTTCACAAGGAGCAGCATTGCTTACTAAATTATAAACTTCATGCATAAGAAGAGCTGCAATTTCATGAGCAGATAAATTGATGTCATCTTGGAACATTTTGGAATCCAATTCCAAATAATATTCTTGGATAACATATTTTTCTCCACCAGTAATAATCTTGATTACTTGTTCAGCATCAATCTTAGGCATAGCATAGATACCAAAGAATAATTTATCAGTGTTATTAGTATATAAAACACGCAAACATTTTGCATCAAAGAACTTATTTAATGCATTTTGTAAGTCTAAGATAAATTCTTGTTTTGGATCTTTCTTTATATTCTGAATCGCTATTTCGATATCATCGTAAGCGTCTTTAAGTTTAGTTCTAGCTAGGATATCCAATGTTAATCCTCCTTAAATAACTCTAGAGTAAAATAAATTGTACAATTATCTAAATGTTTCCAGCATAAGAAAGGAAGGGATATTCATGAATACCAATGTTTATGTAAGTGCTAGAAGAGCTCTTAATGATTATGATGCTAATAGAGTAACTTATAGTAGAAAGAAATTAGCTAAGAAAGAAGAACCATTTGTTGAACCTAAGAAAACAGATATCTGTATTGCTACTGGTTCTCCAATGGATGTAAAAAATAATAAATAGTTCTACTATATATTAGAGGTTCGTTGCCTCCCAAAAGTTTCTTTTCTTCTACTCTCAGGTTTATGATATAGAGTCTAGTGCTCTATATCATATCCTCTTGTCAAAAATAGGTTTCAATTATATACTATAATAGTGAACCTGAAGTTAGGGGTTTAAGAAAATTGCGTTTGTTTTATTTTTACTTTTTTTAAGAGGAGGAATTTCTTTATGAAACCAACAACAAGCAACAAACAGCGTACAGGTAATTTTAACAAGGGAAATAACAGAGGTGTTGCAAAACCTAAGTACAAAAAGCCAACAACTAGTGGTGGCAATTATTATGGCAAACCTACATCTACAAAGTCTTATAGTTATGATAAGTACGATAATTATGGTAGAGCAATTGGTGCGGGTGCTGGTGTTGAGGAATATGGTAAATGCCAAAGTATCGCTATCAATCTTATGAATAGCGGAAACAAAGCCCATATTAAACACAACCCAACAGTAGCTTATATTAAGTCTGTGCTTAAAAATAATATCCAAGATCCTACAGCTGGTTTCTTACATATTACAGAACGTGGGTTAGATGGTATCAGCTTCAATTCTATGAAAGAGGAATTTGATATTCTTCATCCAAATGAATTGAAAACTAATGTACAACCATTCATTGATGCTATCTTCAATAGCTTTGTAAGCAATGGGTTATTTGATAGACACAACAATGACGTGTCTATTATCAAATTATTAGTTCGTGAAAAGAACTGTATTGAAAAAGTATTCGGATATGATAAAATGGCATTGCTTGCATCTAAGTATGCAGTTGAATATACATCAGAAACCTTGATCACAATCGATATGATTAAAGCTCGTATGCTTAATAGTTTAGCTGAAACAGTATTTGCTATTGAAGCAGAATTAGCAAAAGGTCCTATCGATATTAAACATGATGAAACCCGTGTTAATTTTATCAAGGTACCTATTAGATCCTTCTTGATGGAATATGCTAGTTGCTGTCAAGAAACATTAAATTTGGTTAAACCAAAACGTGTACGATAATACTTTATTTAAACAACTAAGAGAATGGGATTATTTCCCATTCTCTACTTTTTATAGCAAGATGTAAAGGAGAAGAATAATGAAAACAATTGCTAGACTAGTTATGGGAATAGTATTTATGATAATGGCATGCGGCACTAACGCAAGTGCATTTAGCGCCACCGCAAATGATAGCTACGGGAACTATCGTTTGAACTTTGTAGCAGAAAGTTTTGGTTTGTTTAAAACTAGCAAGCCTAATGTTTATAAAGGAAGAGTTACTTTAGAAGCAAAAGATTTAATCAATGTTGGTGATAAAGAAAATGTCATCGAAGCTTGGTTCATGTGGGATAAGAATACAGGAAAATTCTATCTTACTACTGGTAAGATTAATGGCGTTAAACAACCACATCCAAAATGGGGTCCTGTAGATATTAGCGATCCTGAAACTTTTGCTATTGATAAAACAGCCACAGAATATATCTTCTACCGTATGTGGTTAAATAATAAAGATACTGAAACAGGTGAGAAATTGGATACTCTAAGTTTCATGGATCTAGTTCATGTGTTAAAAGATAATAAATTACCAGATAAAATCTAACTCAGAAAGGAGTATTAACTTATGAATAAGAAATACATTATTGTTTTGATTCTCTGTGCTTTAATTGGTGCAGGAACAGGTTATTTGCAAAGTAAGTATGATATCTTCAATACTTATGCAACTAGTTATACAGACTATTCTAGTTCTAAAGACATGGAAGAACAAATGTTCCACCCTCCAGTTAAAGAACCAGAAGGGAATCAAAAGGTAACAAAGAATGTAGATAAATCTGGAAAGATGAAAGTTTCTGCTTATCCTGAAACTTATGTATATCCAGATACATTAGAATACAAAACTACTAATGAAAAAGTAGTTGGCTCTATTAAAATTAATACCATGGATTATGATAGCGTAATGGATTTTGAAATCTATTTAAAAACTGGTATCGTGAAAACTAGCGAACAGGGAACTGCTAATTGGAACGAGACAAATCCTATTAGACCAATGGGATCTGAACCAAGATATTATGTCGCTAAATATGTAGTAGATGTGATGAGAAATAATAATAGTCATATCTTAGATGGTACTTATAATCTCATGGTGAAACGTTACTAATTAAAAAGGGGAAACACTCATGAACTTTAAATCTATCTTATTACAAATTTTATTTATATTCGGACTAGTGCTGAATGTTGGAGCATATGACAACATCTATCAAATATATGATGATGGAACTTATGCACAAGTAGCAACTTATGATGAAACATCTTTTACTTATCACCATTTAGGGAATAGAGATATAGTAGAGGGTGGAGTTGCAGTAAATGAAAATGGTGTAAATAAGATAGTATATTTCCAATACCATCCATCGTATAATAATCTATGGATTAAAATTGGTATGGATGGTGAATGGAAATATGTAGAAGGAAATGATGGTACCTTAGAGTATATTTATGCTAGCAATATAGCAATAGAGTTAGTTGATAGGTACGAAATCAAAGAACAAGATATTTATAAATTCGTACCTGATTATAAAGGAGAAAGTTTAATAAAATGAAATTGAAGGCCTTATTAGCAGCAACATTATTTTCTATTGGATCTTTAATAGCAGTGCCTCATGCAGATGCTATGGTGTTGATCAATTACGATACAAACAATAATAGTCAGATTATCTTTGACGATCAATCTATCGCATATGAAACTAAAGGTGATCTTACAAGAGGTGCTGTATGGACGTATGAAAATGGTACAGCTAAAATAGTAAATTTCCATTACTTCAAAAATTCTAATACTCTTAGAGTTAGAGTAGAAAATGGTGAATGGAAATATGTAAATCGCTATACAGATGATAGTAGCTTAGAATTTAAATATGGGTCTTTGATTGCTCTTAAACTTGCAGAAAAAAGAATCATTCCAGTTGGTATTCAATTGGATAAATTTTATAATTATAAAAATAAATAGGTAAGGGCTATGGAAAGTAAATACTTTAGCTGGATAGCAGTAGCTATATCTGTAGCAATAGTCCTTTTATATGAATTGATAAAGAATGGGGTATTAAAATGAATAATATGACTACAATGATTATTATTGCTGTGATTGCAGTAGTAATTCATCAATTACTAAAATAAAAGAAGAGGATTAATTTCCTCTTCTTTTTTCGTTTTGTCAAGGAGATTTGATTATGTTTAAACTAAGTTATTATGACGAAGATATCAAAACTATCTTAAATTCAGAAATCAATACTGATAAAGATTTTGTAAAAATTGTTTCAAAAGTATTTCCTGGTATTCTTCCACATAAGGAAGATTCCGAATATGTAAGAATTGGCAAGTTAATAATCTTATTAGCGAACTTTATCTCAATTCCTTATTATGGAAAAGAGCGTGGGTTTGATGAGTCTAAATGTAATGGTTATATTTACTCTGATATGAAATTACAGATTTATACAGATGACTTATTACCAATAGAAATGTATGATTTCAAATATATCCTCTGCCAATTATATAAAGTAAATGATGAGAATATAATCTCAAATATTTATAGAATGTATGAAGCAGAGGTTATAGATGATCTTGGTACTGGTTTGGAAGGTAAATTATTAGAACAAGCATTCCAATATGCTCTGTTATTAGATTTAGATAAAGAAGATGAAGATAAGGAGGAAATCTAATGTTTGGAGCTACTTTTTATCCTAATGAGTGGGTTGATACCTTAGATGAATTTAAAACGAAATTTGAGAAAATGCTTAATGAGAATAAAGCGGCTAAGGTTGAATGGGAAGCATTAGATCCTTATCAGAAGCTTAAATGTTTAGTATTTTCAGATATTAATAATATTGGGAATACTAATAGCGGAGGGTTTCTATATAAGGATTTTAGATTTAATATTGAAGCTTTAGATATTAAGCATCTATACAATCTAGCAGCTTATGTTGGTATTGATGTAAATGGAGAATATATCACAATTGATGATGAGGTAAGTTCTAATATAGCAGTACTACATATGATTATGGTTAGATGGCATGAATGGAAACGTGCTATATCTAAGTATAAATATATGAGTGCCAAAGTCTGTGAATATGCTAGAAGTGAATATCCATTCATTGATGAATTAGATTATGATCCATTTTATTATGAAAATCCATAAATAAATACAGAGTAAGGCAATTAAGCCTTACTCTTATTTTTTTTTATTTATATACTATATCAATGATATATTAATAAGAGGTGATATAATGAAAAAGGAAACATTAATATCTGAACCTTTAAAAGATTTCTCATCATTTAATAGAAAAGTATGTAAGGGTAATGAGAAATTTTTAAAAATGTTAATAGAGGAGGTTAGGAGAAAAGATGCTAGAAGCGATTATCATAACTACGGGAAAAAGAGATACAAAAGAGATTTTGAGATTGAATGATCAAGAGTTATATGAGAATATAAAGTTATTTAATCTAAAGAAACTTACTGGATTGGATAGAATAGTCAGTATGGTTCCTATAATAGATCTGTTTGGAAAGATGCTCACTAATAAGATTCTTATTACAAATTATAAGACATTGTATTTTAAAGACGATACAGGATTTGAAGATGATAGTGAAGCATATAAAGTAAAGGATATTACAGACTATACTTCTTATAAAAAGGATTGTGGTAGAATAGCTCTAAGAGGAGATATAAACTCTTTAAAGAATTTTATTAGAGCTGTAATTACATTTAACTTCTGTGCTTATAGAAAAGATATGGTAGGGGTATTTAATTATACCTATCTAGGAAATGGTGAAAGATTAGAAGAAGATCTTGAAGGGATAAAGGAATCTAGAGATCGTAAATTTGATTCTTATGTATTTCCTGAATTAGAAAAAGAGTTACAGTATGCATCAGATAGTTTTAATAAGATAACTAGAGAGAAACAATTCATATCTAGAAAATGTATGCTCACAATTGCTTAATGAAATTAGACACAATCAACCCCATAGACCGTAGTGGTCTATGGGGAGTTGTCATCGGATTTTCAAGCAATTGAAAATAATTTTTAAGATCTTTTCTCTAAGATCTATTAAGGTTTATTTTTTTCTGATCTAACTAATTAGATTAGTTTTTAGGATCAGTTACTGCATAGTTAGGGGATGGGTATGCATAGTTTTGATCTGCAATACCATCTTGAGGTACGCCAGGAGCTTTGCCATCTGGGTACATAGCAGAACGTGGAGTGCCTGGTAATTCAGCAGTATGGTCTACATATACACCGTTGCCTTTAGCATCATGAGTATAAGTAATTTTGTTAGCAGTGTAATCGTTCATAGCACGATCTTTGCTTACAGGAGTTTTGTTTTCGATATCTTCGATAAGACCTGTAGGGTTAACGATTTGGATACGACCTTGAACTGGTTGATATTGAACGAATAAGAAACGTTCGAACGCAGTTACTGCTGGTAATTGATAGTTTGCAGTGTCGCGGATTTCGTTACCAACGTATAATTGATAATCGAAGATTTTGTAAATAACACGGTTAGTGTTACGAGGGTTCAAGATAATGATAAGGTTGTTATCATTACGCATTTTGTTGGAGCTAATGAATTGGTATACACGGTTATCACTAGTTTTTACAGTTTTCTTGTAATCCAAGATAACTGGACCAATGCTAGGAGGAGTTGTGTATGTGTATTCTTTAGGAGTGATTTTACGGATCAATTCAGGACGACCGAAGATAGATACTGTCATGTTTTCATCATTCAATACTTGAAGCATTGTAGTGATTTGAGTATCAAGGTAATCCATGAATGTTTCGTATCTCCAAGTTACATGGGAACCCAAGAAGTTATCTGGTGGTACGAAGTTGAATGCACCAGTAACTTTGGATGTTGCAGGAAGATTCAAGAAGGATTCATCCAAGTTTTCCAAGATTTTGTCATCTTTGTAATTAAGAATGGACAATTTAATCATGGACATGATTTTTGTCAATTGGTTAACATTGTACATTGCTTGGATATCTTTTGTTTCTTCTGGAGAAATAGTTACAGTCATATGAGGTGCTTCTGGAATTTCGAAGTAATCAGTACGGCTGGACCATTTAACTTTAGGAGTTTCATACGCTGCGGAAGATACATCCAATGCTGCAGATAATACCACGCCTACAACGTTAGCAGAAGATGCCATGAATGTGAAGCGGTTTTTATGCATAGAACCAGCGAATTGGAAGATTTCTTTACGAGTACCACCAGCGTTATCAGTAGGAACGATCAAGTCAATACGTTTTTGGAAAGTACGATCATATTGGCCGTATGCAGCAACGAATTTAACTGGTTCAACAGTGATAACTTTAGTGCCTACAGCACCAGCAGTTTCAACTACGATTTCTTTTGTAGCAGCATCATATTTTTCTTCGCCTTTAGCAACGTAAACGTCTTTAACCAACAATTTAGTTACTTTGGAAGAACGGGAAACGTTAGCTACAGTTTTATTAGTAGCACCCAATAGAGCAAGAACGTCAGTTTCTTGATCTTCTGGAAGCATGATTACAACGTCTTTATGAGGAACAGCACGTTCAATAACGTCTTTGATTTTGTTTTGTTCCAAGAACATATCGATTTCACGACCATCTGGGCTGTACATTGTACGAGTTTCCATGGAAAGTGTGAATTGAGGAGTATCAGCTACGTCCTTAGGAATAGCACCTTTGTCGAATACTGTAGTCATCAACAAGTTTTTGTGCATTGGGAATGTGATACCAACAACTGGGTTGTATGCGCCAAGTGGAGCAGCTTCGCAGATACCTTTAACGTCGTTTTGGTATAAAGCGTTAAGCATACCATATTCTTCGTTTACAGCATCGATAGAAGAGAATTTAGGATCTTGTTTATCAAAAGCGTTTTCAACGAAGAAGCTACGCATTTCGTTGTTCAAAGTATCGCTCATAAAGAATTTGCGAGGTTCGCTATATAAGTCTACTTGTTCGCTTAAGCCAGCTTTCGCGATTTGAGCAAATTGACTAGCAATGCCATGCATGCTGTCTTGTTCGTAACCGCGAAGGATGGAATCATTTTTACCAGTTGGGTTTCCAACTACTGCCATGTTTTATTTCCTCCTTTTTGAGAAAGAGCCATTTATGCATAAATTTTGTTTTCTAAAAATGGCAAAAAATCTAATTAAATTTAATTAAATCTATGAAGGTAAGACACCTCTGGCTAACCCTTACAGAATAAGGGGAATGGAGGCATCTATAGATTTACCAATATGTTTGTATATATAATTTGTATCTTTTTAATTTTTTAATCTAATTCTATATCTTTTACGAATAAATGAGGATAATCTTCAGCTCTTCCTTCTTTAGAGGCTTTTTCATTATCTTTAGCAGATTTAATATACTCTGCTTCTCTATTCTGTCTGATATTAGAAAGAAGATTAGTTATATAATTAAACGTAGTAACCATCTTCTGTAGTTGAATTTGGTTTTCTATATAACTCTTAGTATCATATACATCGAGCAAGTAATCTCTGCTCATATCTTTTAATTCTAAAAGCTTACGAATAATAAAGCTTAATAGAGTATCATCATATGAAGCATGAGAGATATTATTGATCTTATCAATGGCACTAAAGATAGTATCATTAAAGTTCTTAAATTGAGTTTTAAGTTCTTTATGCTTTACTGCCATTTGTTCAGGTTTTAAATCGGAGAAAACTTCTTGTTCATCAGAAGAGAAATCATCGGCTTGTTGTTCAGGACCTTCTAGTCCTTCTTCTCCGCCTTCCATAGATCCATCTTCTTCAGAACCCTCTTCTCCTTCGCCACCTTCTTCTCCCTCTTCAGGAGCTGGCTCATCTCCACCTTCACCGCCATCCATATTCATATCAGGTTGTTCAGGAGAATCATCTCCAGTAGTATCTGGAGCATCTTCTGCACCTCCTGCATTAGGATCTTCTGGTTGGGCTTCTTGAGCCTCTGGTCCATCAACAAAGTTAGGAGGTTGTTGACCTTCTTCCTCTTCAGGATTTGGTTGAGGAGGATTAGGAGCTTCTTGTAGAATTAGACGTTCAAATAAGTTCATCTAGTATACCTCCATTAATAATCGAAATCATCAAAATCATCGTCATCGTCGTCAGATTTTTTAGATGATTTAGAAGAATCTGAATTACTATTGTTTCCAATGGTATTGCTACTATCATCCTTTTTATAGAATGAATTGATTAAGTTCTTATCATTTTTAAACTTAGCTTGAGGAGTTTCTTTACCAAGAGGATTTACTAAAGAACTAGAACCATTATAATCTGGAGAGTGTTCTCTATTATCTTGGTCTCTATTTATTTCTTCCATAGTTTTATCCCGTTGTTTTTCATACTCTTCCTCAAGAGTTTCAATACTTTTATCAACCTCATCTAAATAGGCTTCTAATTTTCGTTTCTTTTCAGGATCGGTTTCTTCTTTAAGTTTTCTTGTTACAGAATACTTGTGTTCTTTCCATTCCTTAATAGATTCTTTTAGATATTCCTTGTTTAGATGCTTCGACATGATATAGGCAGTGATAAGAGCAAATAAACCACCAACAACATTAATTGCTAATGCTCCAGCTACGATAACTGTATAGAAGATAAGAGACAAAGAATTCCTAGTACCTTTGTTCAAATCTTGAAGTCTAGAAGTTACTAGAATAGATCTAACAGCTTCTTTAGTCATAGCATTAGTTTTCACTGGAGCCATTTTAACTTTGGTAACGATATCATGAATCTTATCTAGACTATCTTCTTCGCAAAGTTTATCTAATGCTTCATTAACCATAGACATTTGTTCCATAGCTTCAGTAAGACCATACGCTGAAGTCTTACTGTAGTTATCTTGGATTAATTTGTCTAAATCTATATTATCCTCATTAACCATCTCTGAGTGAATTCTTTTTAGTTTGTTAATATAATTTGCATCTTCAGAGATATTAATAAAGTTATCTTTAGAAACAGCTTCGGAAATTTTATCCAAGAACTTATTAATATCATTTGTACCGCCATTCATAAGGAAGTAGTCAGTAACGTTTTCAATGATATTAGATCTTGTGATACTATTTCCAGCATATTTATTAATAGAATATAAGCAAGTCTCTAATGCAATACAATACTTGGTTTTAAAATCCATAGTATAAGTATCGATTAGGGAGCATACCTTGTAGATTGTATCAGGAACAGCATCTTCAAATAAGATATTATTTTTTACTATCTTATCTATATTGAATCTCTTTGAAATAGTATCACAATTTCTTAAGACTCTATCACATTCAGTTTGTTCATGAATCTTTTCTAATACAGAATTTAAACAGTCTATAGCTGTTGTTTCATCAAGCCCTCTTTTAGTTTTAAGAATAGGATTCTTAAAAATGGCAGGGGATTTGACGTATGGGATGATATCTCTATTAATGATAGAAGTAATCTCTTCTAACTGTGTTTGAGTTCCTTCTTTAGAAACAAACTCAAATAACTCTAAAACTTTATTAAAGTTATTAGTGGTATTATCAGAGAAAGACTTCCAATTATAAACAGATTCCCTGATATTCTCAAAATTGTAATTAGTTTTATAAGTCTCATATAATGGATAGCAAGATCCTGTTCTTTGTTGAGACTCTAAATTAGTTTTTCTATTATATACTTCAATAATAGGTATAAACTTTCCCATACTATTTAATCCTCCCGTTTGATTGCATAGGCTATGATTACATCAATGTTTATGATGAAAAATCATAGTCATTTCAAATATTTAGGTTTTGTTGCAAATTCTACTTTATTTAAAGTAGAAACATCATCTGGTAAGATCTTTGTAAGGTCATATAAAGCTTGTTTACCTTCTTTAGAAGTAGTCATCTCATTCACACCACCCATAGAAATATAGTGACGTTTAGATGAGATTAATTTGTACAGCTCTTCATTAGACTCAATAGAGAAAGGTGTTTTAGAAGATACGGTATCACCATCATAGTCACCACCAATAGATCCTAAACGAACGTTATTTGGTAATGCTACATCGATGAATTTGTTTGTAGAGTTAGTATTCAAATCTTCAGCTCTGATCTTAGGATACTCTTTATAGAATTTCCCATTAATGATCATAGGCTCAGTTTGAATAGTAGAGATAACTTTAATCTTAGCAGGGAACTGGTTCCAATAACTATCTATAGGGAACCGTGTAATAAGGGTCATCTTATCTTTAGTAATATCTAAAGCAGCCATATAAATCAAGTCACACCAAGTTAGAGGTCGTTCATTGATAGGAAGCGAATCTACCCTGTTATCACTAATAAGATTCTCTGCTGCTTTTATATCATCTACCATGTAACCCTTATATCTTAAATATGGTTTCATTCCTTTAGGAATTTTCATACCTGTCGTATCGATAGGAGCTTCGATTGGAATAAAGCGGTTACTCATACCATGCATGAAACGCTCTAATTCTTTTTTAATGCGTTCATCAGAGTAAACCATTTGCCAATCTTGAATACGGTTTCTACTAAATTCTTTAGTCTTTACATTAGTGACTACCATATCCATTTGATCGCTGATATTGTTTTCAAACCAACGTCTAATCCAATATAGCATATATGGGAAGAAGTTAGCACAAATAGCCGCTAATGGTAAACCAATACTATCTAAGTCAATATCAATATCTGATAAAGATTCTTTTCTTAGATTTTGAGTACAGATAACAAGACGTGCACCCCAGTCAAATGACTTCTTCATACCAGCACGTCTAATAAGACCCATCTTTCTAGAAAGGCCTGATGCTTGTGCATCTTTACCTTCGAATCTACCAAAGATAAGCCAATCATAAATAGCAGCTAATGTTTCTTGAATACGCCATCTAGTTTGACCGTTAAGGGTTAAACCATACTCATTACTATTTTTTAGAGCTTGCACATCTCTAATGATTTTACCATATAACTGGTTAATCTCACCAACACTAGTTCTAGAACCCTTATCTGTATTAATATCACGATAACCTACAGGAATTACAACACAGTCTTTTAAGAATAATTTATCCCTAAATTTTTCTAAGAAGTCAATCTTAACACCACGTTTAGAAGATTCAGTTCTTTTAAAATCGATTACTTTAATTATTTTTTGTAAGAACTTAATACCAGTCTCACCATTAGGATCTGGTTTGAGTTTACCAGCTTCTTTATCTAATACAAAATTATCTGCTTCTTGAGCACATAGTTTTACATTAGAATCTAAACGAGACCAAATCTTATATGCTAATGGGTGCAAGAAAGTTTCCCCAGCAAGATTTACATAGGCAAAGATAGTACTTCTATCTTCTTTAGTAATACCAAATATCTCATTAGAGAATAAACCATCTGCAGTAGGTAAGTTATCTCTAGCAAAAGACATTGGGCTTGAAATCTCTTTTAAGTCATTAACCTTAATAAAGTTAGCAACGTTAAGTGGAGATAATTTGAGATGCTTAGTTTGTTTCCCATCACCAGAAGCTTCGTCTAGTGCATAGAATTCTACTACATCATTATCCATTTAAAGCATCCTCCGTAAATATAATAAATTCAAATTTAATTAATAGTTCCCATCTAGCATATAACGCTAGATGGGATCTATGTTTTATTAAGTTAGAAATCTATTAATTTGAATTTTAAGATATTCTTATCAGAATTCAAAGATATCTTATATAGCGGTTGGAAAGCTCCAGGGATGATCTGGTTATCCAATCGCTCCTCTATAGTATGAGCTAATTCATCAGATAATAAAGTTACTGTGAAGATATGATCAGATTCCGAGATATGAATATCAAGAATATCTGAGTTTTTACAATTACCCAATAAAATATCGTATAATGCTACTTCTCTAGAGAATAGCTTATCGTCTACAACTTTAGAGGAAATTAACTGACTGAATTCTACTAAATTCATCGAATTATAAAATCCTCCTTTATGCTTATCAATCACCCTTAAGGATCGAATCCATCTCTTCTGATTGGTTAGCTTTCTGTACCGTCTTATTCTGTATTTCTTTCATATACCTGAAATGAAGATACACTAGAAAACCAACGTCATAATTAAATGCTTCAGAGAATGATACACGTCCTTTATAATAATTGCATAGGGTCATCACTATTGAATAGAAAGCGCCCCGATCGGTAAAAAGGCCCGAGTGAAAAGCAATTGAAGAGCACCTTGAGGAGTAGCTTCGATAGTAGTATGACACTTACCACATTCTGTAGAAGGAATTTGGTAAGAGATCTTATCATCAGTAAATGTGCGAGTAATTTTGTATACCTCACCCATAAGAGTAGCATGTTCATCAGAAGATAAGTTCTTCATGATTTCATAAATAGCTTTAACCTTACGCATTACTGTTTTAGATAAGCTGTCTTCTACTACACCGAAATCGATAGGATATAATTGTTTGGAAACATTATCGATTTTGTAGATAGTATCAATATTAGCCATGATTTGAACTACGTTAGCATATTTAGATGCAAATTCATCTGTCAATGCAGCACGTTCAATCATATCACCATAGATAGATTCAGTACAGAAACTAAATGCATAATCTCTGGATACTTGGATAGGTTTTGTTCTGAAAAGTTTAGATTTTACAGGACGGCTATGAAGGATATCTTCAAAGCGTTTCTTAACTTCATCGTTAGGATATACCACCATATCATTAACATCCTTCTTATTGATAAAGAGGTTGTTACATTTAGTATTAGGGCATTGATAAGATAGATAATTAGAATCTTTGAAGTTTGCCATATACATAGCGAAGATCATGCAGTCTAAATCATATACAGAGATTTGTTTCAACCAAGTATCGATATCTGGTTTCTTACCTACAGTGTGGCGATACATGATATTGAAAATAGTACGAAGACCATTGATAGAAGTCATATCAGTATTTTGAGGATTCAATTGAAGTAATTCTTCACCAGAGATAGGAGTCATTTCAATTGGTTTGCCTGTATATTGTAAACCCCAAGTTACTGTATAAGAAGAACGTTCTACTTGAAGGGCAGATTTAAGTTTAATTGGTTTATTAGAAATAGCAAAGCCTTCTAAATCTCCTTCACGTTCAAGTTTTAACTCTTGCATTACTTGAGATTTGTAATTTTGGCTTAGCTCTTTAATTTCTTCATCAGACAATTCTGGTTCATCAGATTCTACGTCTGCCATTAATTCTTTTTCTTCTGGATCTTCTTCTTCAGCTAATGCTGCACTGTAAGTTACGTCCTCTTCATCAGTAGGTTCTTCTTTAATTTCTTTTTCAGCCATAGAATTAGAAACTTTAGTATCATCTGCTTCTTTTTTAGAAGCTTCTTCTTTGATCTCTTCATCTTCAGCATATCCTTGCATTGGAAGAGCAGATTTAGGAGATACACCTAATTCTACGGAGTCATCATCAAATAAAGATAAATCATCATCTTCATCTTTATCTTGTGTAAAGCTATCTACTTCTTTTGCTACATCAGAGCTCATTCTAGGAACTCTATCAATTGTTTGCTCTTTGAGACCAAAGTATTTATTATCAGTTTCAACAGTTTTATCACGAGCTACAGTGAATAGGATATATCCTTTGTGCTCATATTCTGTAATACCATCAAAACGTGGTTCAGTCTCAATAATCTCTTCAATCTTTTTAATATATTCCGCAAGACGAGGATTGTTTTTTGCACGAGCCATTAATTTTTCATATTGATTATTAACGTACTCTTCCTTACCTTTAGTGATAATACCTTCAGGACCTGTGAGTTCGGCTTTAGTGCGTTCGATTTCATGGTCTGCTAAATCTACCAAATTATTGATGTTCTTTTTAATAGGATCATCAATTTTTGTTTTTGGTTTTTTAGCGATCTTATCGACATTATGAATTACTTCACCATATTGAGTTAACCCATCTTCACCGATAGCTGTATTCTTAGCAATTTCTGCTAAACTAGATTTAGCAGCTTTTACTTCTGTAGGTTCTACAGTATCAGTCAAGCTAGATTTAGATACCTTTGGCGTTTCTTCTGTAATTGGTTTAACTTCTACTGCATTTTCATTTGCTGCGGCCTTTTCTGCAGGAGTTGTTTCTACTTCCAAACCAAGTTCAGATAAGGATAATTGTTTAACTTCTTCCATTTATTGCTTCCTCCTAATAGGTACTTTGGTTTTCTTAAATGCATTGCCAGTTGTATTTTCTCTTTCGATAGCACGTTTCTTAGCACCATCTAAAGTAGTATCAAGATAATCTGCCACCGCACCTTCATCGAATTTACCTTTATATTGTAATGATGGTTCAGCATTTGGTGACGTATTAATACCAGGAGCTCTACCAGACTTTAAAATAGAGTCTAGTTTAGACTTGGTTTCTTTCTCTCTAATCATTGATTCTTCATTGAAGTCATCTTCTGAGATTAGTTTAAGAATAGATGGATTGTCTTTCATTCGAACCCATATTCTCATAGAGTTACCTATCCCCTTTACAAATAATATATATTTACATTACATTGCCATCAAACCATCGATAGTATTTTGAGCAATGCTATACAAGATACTAAATCTAGTCTCTCGCATAATAATAGAGAAAAGGATCTTATTTTCTAAAGAATCCTTAGGTCTATAAAGAGAAACCTCTACTTCGACTGGTAATAGTTCTGGAAGATATAAAGTCATTTGCTCTTCAAGCTCTTGTCTTAAAGTAATTAATTCTTCTTCAAAAGCAAATCTATATCTACCACGAATATCTATTCCTAAATCAGGATAGTCTGGGTAGGTTCCCTTTTTGAGGAGTAATAATCTAACGATTAATAATGCAGCAGAATTCAGTTTCCCCGTTTCAATTTCACTTAAATCTAATACCTTCGGTTGATTAAGGTCATTGACGTCTAAAAGGTAATCCCGAATATTAGCATTTGAGTTAGTTAAGCTATTAGCCAATTTATTCACCGCCTCTTTACAAATTTGTATTACTTATAAAAAAATATACTCAAGTACTGAGATGTCGCGATTTTAAAACTTATTGAAGCATAAACATTTAAGTGTAGAAGTATATTTTAAGACGAGTAAGATCTCTTATACCAAACCCCATTAATGATATAATTACAGTCCTTAAAATTAGTCATGCCAGATTATATCATTAATCATTTCGAATCTTTCTTTTAATACAAAATGGAATAAGTTGTGTAACGCGCTTAAATATAGAATTGTTTTTCGTTTCGTTTTTCCAAAAAATTTCTATGTTTTTCCTCCTCATCGTATTAATCTAATATACTTCTACACCCCTCTATAAATTCTCTTGTACACTTTTTAACCTCACGAGTATAGGCTTAATTTGCCTATACTCGACATTTTTGTAATTACGAATAACTTAATTTACAGGAGGGAAATAATCTTATGATAGATGAAGCTATGGGTTTAGCTAGTATGAACCCTATGGTTGGTACTACTCCAAATAACAGTGTTATGCTCCTTCATAATATTGATGATAAAGATCTATCCGATGGATGGGATAGTTATGGATTAGCAACAACTCTAGATAGAGATGATGCTCATATTACAAAAGATAAGAATGGCAAACTTGTTGCAAGAGCTAATAAAGATTTAGATGGTAAGCTTGTAGAAGTTTATATTTGCAAATATGAAAAGGTTCAAGAAAATTTTGATAAACTATACGGCCTATTAGATACTCCTTATAATGATAGAGTATTAAAAGAATCCATTTATGAAATGGCTACTGGTCATATGGCTCTTACAGAAAACTTTGCGAAGATAGATCATCTTTTAGAAAAGGTTGAATTAAAGAAGCTTAGTAAAATTATATCTTCTGATGCGGATAATATGGAAAGAGAATTAGGGCAAACAGATCGTTTAAAGAATGATGGATCTTATACTCCATCCAATCCAGATGAAACTGCTGCTAGTGGGGTTAGTTTATTAGCATCTGCTGATTATACTTTTTCTGAATCTTTTGGTCCTGATGATCAACAGCTTGAAAACAAGAAAGCTATTATTGAAACTCTTATGTGTGATATAAAGAAGGATCTAAACAATGGGAATTATTAATGCAGAACGATACTTCCAAGATCAAGATAGGGAGTTCAAATATAAAGAAATAGAAAGATGGGTTGCTGCTAATGGTGGAGCAATCATTAAAGATTATTATAAATATGAAAAAGATCTAGAAGCTGATTGGTATAAATTCAAATCTATGCCTCCAAACAATTGGTATGAAGCTGATGATGAAGCTATGAGATTATTTGGTATGGAGAATGAAGAATTATATTATAAAAATAAAGCTAAGTTCTTAAAAAGAAATATCAGCAGAGATACTCTAGATTATGAATATGGTGGTGTAAGAGATCTAGATACTGCTGATCTAGATAAGCTTAAAACCACTAGAATTGAAACCAGTGCTGATAAGTATATTAAGAAATTTGATAATGAATATTCTCCTAATTCTAATATCACTATAGCAGTTAAATCTGTAGATAAAAATGATAGAAAGAATACTACATTATCTCCTTTCAAAGATATATACTACCCTCATTCAGCTATTAAAGAGGAATATGGGTTTACTCCAGAACAAAAAAGAAAATTAGCTCAAGGATATATTGATGATGGCTATCCATTATTATTTGATGATTATAAAACTCAAGATGAATTAGAAGATGCTTGGTATAAATATAATTCTGTAGATAAGGATAGAAGAATTAATTGTGATGACTTCTCTATCCAAATTTATGGAATGGATGTCACTGATCTTTATAATAAACAGCTTAAAGAATTCTTAAAAGATGATATCGATGATGATTTTGATACTGAATATACTGGATCTGTAAACGAAAGTAAATTGGATCCTATGAAAGACTATAACTTTGGTATCGCTGATCAAATTAAGAAACATCCTACTCCTACAATCTTCCCAGAACAAGATGTATATTATAATATGAATCGTTTTAAATTTTATAGAATGATTCTATTGATCGGTCTTCCAACAAGTGATAAATCAGAACTGGCTAAGAAGCTTTGTAAAAAATATAAAGCAGAGTTCCTAGATATGAAAGAATTCCAAGGAATTACATCTGTAGAAGATATTCAAGCTTGTGCTAGATTATCTCCTGCTATTTATAAATACGCTACTGCTCATCCTAAATATCTTAAATTTATCAAAGACTCTGAATTGTATGGACAAAAATCTGTTCAGTTTAAAGTTAAACTAAAAGAATTTACAAATCAATTCTTCTATTGGTTAATCAATAATTATACGAAGAAACGTAAGTTGGTTATTGAGATGAGTAATGAAACCCTTCCAGTAATGGATGCTCATCCTAAATTATTCACTTATCCAATCGTGATTAAAGGTGATTCCTTCTTCTTACAAATCTTTAGAAAATTAGCAAGACATGAAAAAGAGAAGATTATTCAACTTTGCTATGATTTTAAATTAATCGATGCTATTCAGTTTACTCTAGCTATTGTTGAGAAATCAAATGATGATGTAGAATTATTAGACTTCTTTAGAAGAAGAATAAGAGAATATGATCCTATTAAAGGTAAGCTTGATGAATCTTCTAAAGTTGCACCTACTGATATTACCTTATACTCTACGGCGGCTAATGACTATATAAGAAAATCATTCGATCCATTATATTGTGCTAAAAAGGCATATGATGTTTTATGTACAGAAGCTAATTCTTTATTAGAATCCACTATTATAGATCATACAGTAAAAGCTGCTGAAGATAGAATTGATTTATTACAAGAACCTAATTTCAGATCAGTATTTGCTCCTATGCTAAACTATACTGAAATAGAAACATTGCTACAAAACTCTCCTAAGAGTAATAATACTTTTGCAATTAAATGGTTTAATGATTATAAGGGTTCTTGTAGTGGTTTAAAAACTACTTTTAAAAAGAATGAATGGGTTACAGAGGTTGCTAAGTTATCTACTAAATTCTTAAATGAATATGCTCAAAATAAATGGGATATTGAAACTGGTAATGATCTTATTAGATTAGGATGGAATCCAACAGTTGAGTTTAATGATTATTACAGAGCAGCTTCTGATAAGATTGCAAATGATTTCTTAAAAGATAAAGTAATTTGCAATTATATTAACATTGGAGATATGCCTGTTTATAACCATCTAACAGAGGATGTAGAGTTTAAGAAACCAGTAGATGGTATCTATGTAATGACTATTAATGGCAAACAAAAAGAAGATACTCTAGATACTATTCCTCAAGTATTGATCTCTTTAGATGGATTCCAAACTAATTCAAAAGTATATCCTGTTATCAATAAAGAAATAGCAAAACCTGTTTCTTTAAATAAAGTAAATGAATGGTATCAATTAAGTACTTCTGAAGTAGGTTTGTATCTATTACCATTATCTAAAGCATTAAAGAATGAACTAGCTTCTAAATTAGATTCTTTAGCAAACAAAGATGCTACTGAATTAACAACTGCTAATAAGAAGGAATTAGTTATTGGAGATTTTAGATTGTATATTTCTGATACTTTAAAAATCTTGATTGAGAAATATAATAATCAATCCTTTAAACTTTCCGATATTGATACACTGTTATCTAAGAAGGTTGTAGATAAATATACAGTATATCATCTTGCTACATTTGATGCAGATGAATATGATACACTTCTTAGAAATATAGGTATTGGTAATACTAGAGCTGCAACTTTGTTTGAATCCAGACCAAACTTAGAAGTTATTGGAGAACATAAATCTCTTATTCCATATCTAACTCTTGTTACAGTAAATGAGTTTGTCACTTCTACACCAGTTAAAGGAATGGATAATTCTAGAGGTACTGATACTTTAAATAAAGATAAAGATTTAGAAACTTTTGATTCTTATTATAATCTATTAAATCCAAATAAATAAATTAGTAAGGAAGAGGATAATTCCTCTTCCTTATTGTCTTTTAAATAGTATTTTGATTATACACTATAATTATGAGAATATAAAGTTAAATATCAAATAACGTATTCTTAAAACGTTTAATAAAACAAATCTAAAAGAAAGGAAGTATTTTTTTACTATGGAGAGAAACTTTAAATACTTAAAAGGGAGAAAGTTCTATCTATCTTCTCGTAAAAAAAGTATAAAAGAAAGCTATCCAAAAATGATTAGAGTCGTATCTAATATTAAGAATGATGAGATGGCTGCTTATATAGAAGATTATGGTAACTGTAAAAATTATGATACAGAATGCAGAGTATTTGTAATAAAAGAATCTGACTTGTTTGATTACTACACACCTTTAACTCCTAAAGGTGTAGCAACTTTACAATTTTGTGAAGATACTATTACAAAGGACAAATCTATTTTCTTAATCTTCAATAAGTATATAAAAGAAGATTATGAGAAAGAAGATATAAAGGATAGCGATATAGTTATCTTTTGCTTAAATAAACAACTTGATTATATAATAGCTCTTCAGTTTGGTTTGGAAAAGATAACAAGACCAGATGCATTAAGCCCATTGAGTATATTTGAATCTTATCAAACTATGCCTATTAATTCTATTATCGGCTCAGATAGATTTGTTTTAAAAGGAAGCTTGCCTAATATTATCTATGATCCTGATGGTGTAGTAAATATATTATACAATGATTCTGTATATTTATATTATGAAGACAACTTCGAATCTATTAAAGATTTATTAGAAGTAGATACTATAAAGGCTACTATGGCAACAGAAGTTCCTTTAAATAGTGATGGTACAGAATTTAAGACTATAGAAATATCATTTTCAAATATATACAATAGTTTAAATAAGCAGTTTATTGAAGGTAATATAGCAACAGTTTTAAACTGTTTCCCTATGGTCGGTATTGATGGTTATGATGAATTCATAGAATTATATGGGAATCTATTAATAGGTGATTATAAGAATAAAGATAAAACTACAGAAGCAAAATATCATTCAATAATAAACTTATTATATATCTTATCTCATACTACTAAAGGAGATTCTATAGTAATCTCTAATAGAAATTTAGAAGATAAACTTAATTATATAGAACTAAAGAAACTTGGATTTAAGAAATACGAGTATGATCATAGTTCTATGATTAGAAATAATGACCCTAAGTACAAAATAGTACTTGTTAAATTTGATAATGATGAAGTAGCTATTTTAAAAATTAAAGTAGTTAAAGATTTAGAGCAAATGAAAATAGGTAATTCTGAGGATGACGTAATGTCACCAGAAGAATTATCTAAGTTTATGAATTTAAGTTAGTCTCACGATATTTTTTATATCGTGTTTCTATATATTTTCCAGGTTAGTGATGGTAGGCCTCCATCAATTTATCTAACCTAAGTCCATTTTCTAATATATTAGGAGGAAAAACAATGGCTGATTTATTTAACAATGCTACAAAAGCAAACGAAAAAGTGGAAGCAAAAAAAGAACGCATTGAGTTGGAAACAAAAGCGACTTTCCCAGAACTTCTTTCTGCTGGTTACATGTCCTTAAGCGATCTTTCCAAACTTGTGAACAAATTGTTCTTCTCTGTATTTGACGATTTCTTTGGTTGCAAATTGGAATTAGATCCTCAATCTGGCCGTATCCAATCTCGTATCTTCTTCTCCCCATCTGCCGAAAAATCTAAAGATGCAGCTGGTTGCTATGCAATTGAAGATGCAACAACTGGTAGTAATATGAATGATATTGCTAGCCGTCTTACCTTGGCTAACCGTTTGAACAATCCTAACGGTAACTGGAAAAACTTGCAATTGACTAAAGAAGGCAAAGAAAAATTAGAAGACTTCTTAGTTGGTAGTGCTTTCAATCGTAATGGTGGTATCAACTGGGGTGCTGTAACAAATGAAGTAACTACAGCTCCTACACAATTTGCTCGTCCTCAAATCTTCTTCTCTGTAGATATCGATATCTATAAAGTTATCAGAACTATCTATGGTGGCAAATCCAATACAGGTAGCAAATGGAACTACAATATCGAAGTTAAAAACCCAATCAACCCTATCCAAGATCCTGTAACAGGTAAAGTTACTGCAACTAACTTCAATCTTCTTATCTGGAGAGTTGATTCTGGCGATGTATATCGTTTGGCTGAACGTTTCGGTTTCAATGGTTATGGTTCCAACTCCTTGGGTATCAACACTGATCGTTAATCGATAATTTTAAACTGTCTTGCACTACAATAAACTACACTTATAGAGGTATAAGGATAGAGAGAAATCTCTATCCTTCCTTTATATTTATTTTTTATGAGGTATAAAATTATGGCTTTTAAAAAAGATGGAGGTCCTATCAAATTTGAAATCAAAGAAGATGGGATTAATGAACTAATTGATGAAGGTACTGGTAACTCTTCTATTATGCTTAGAGAAGTAGGTTGGAATGGTAGAGATCCTAAATTGGAGATCCGTAAATGGATTATTGATGTAGATAAAGAAACTCCTATGAGAGGTTTATCTTTCATTACTGAACAAGGACCTCATACACTTACAGAAGTATTAACAGAAAAAGGTTTTGGTAATACAGAAAAGCTTATCAATAATATTAAAGATAGAGAAGACTTTGATGAATCTTTAGTAAAAGTTATAGGTAAAAAGAAGATTGAAAAATCTAAAAACACTGAAGTAACAATTAGTGAGGACGATTACTTTGATCCAAAAAGTGTATTAGATGATTAAAGTATTTCCTCTTTGTGAAAGAGGTGGTTTAAATGAAAAGCCAATATGAAGAAGTAAAAGGTGATAACCAGAATGAATCTCTAGAGCAATTAGAGATGTGTAAATATCTTGTTCAAGGTATAGATAAACCTTGTAAGCATAGAGATATGTATGGACGTTGTACATTTGAGAACTGTATTCTTGATGAAGAAGAGACTCCTCTTCGTGCTAAGAAATGGTGGTTCCAATGTATTATTTGTAAACACCCAAGCTCTATAGAACCTGATGGTATGAGAGTCCCATTCTGTGAATCTTGTATTTCTAGAATGAATGAAGCTGAAGTATTGCCATTCACTTGTAGATATTGTGGTAAGAAACAATATTCTCCATCGAAGTGGATGTTCTCAAGAGTCTGTGACGATTGCATTCCTTTATTATATGATAAGAATGCTGGTCAAGTTTGTAAAAATTATGCCCCTAAAGTTGGTAAACGTTCTATCTCTAAAGGTGGAACTTTACATGATTACAAATAAGGTGGAATTATGACTAATAATAGAGTGAAAGAATATGATTATTTAGAAGCAGTACCTATTGAGCATATTCTTTATGCTCAGTTTATCAAATATGATAAATTAAATAAACTATTTACAGAATATTATAGAAACAAGCCAATTCCTAAATGGATTAATATTTATATAGACGTATATCAAGTATTGCTTCCTATATTTAGTTTCTATAAAGTGACTAATCCTTATAATATAACTGCCTGTATTGCTAATCTAGCTATACATTATAAATCATTCTTTAGAAAAGCTGGAATAGATAGCTTTGTATTTTTATTGTATTCTCCTACCACAGGAGCTGCTACACAACAAAGATTCTGTGCAGAGTATAATGAGAAGTATACTATGAGAATGATAAATAATAAAGAAGTATATGATATGGTTAATCAAAATATACCTCTTATTCAAATGCTTTGCCAATATATGAATAATATATTCTTTAAGATGGGAACTGTAGAAACCTCTGTTATGGCTTATGATATGATCACTAAGTTTAAAAATAGACAGATCACTGCTCCATCTTTATTTATAACTTCATCTCAATATGCATTCCAATTGCCATCTAAAGTACAAGATCTTATTATGCTTTATAAAAAGAAACCAGCTCCTGGTAGTATAGAAGATCCTTCTTATTTGGTAACTCAAGAAACTGCATTAGATTCATATATTGCAGAAATTAAGAAACAAAGGATAGAAAAGTTTGAAGTAAATCAATCTTGGCTATCAGGATTTATGACACTATCTGGTATTCCTAAAAGAAATCTAAAATCTTTATTTAACTATAAGCAGTCATTGAAGATATTAAAGAGTATAGATGAGCAGTTTGACCAAGCCACTCCTGATTCTTTATTCAATGTAGCCTCCAAGCTATATCCAAGCAAAGGATTAAATTCTCATTCTTATGATGAGATAGTTAATAGATTTAGATGTATTGATTTAGATTACCAATTGTATATGTATAGAACTATGCCTGAAGCTATAGATACTGTGTTCTTAGAACAAGTAGAAGATCCTGAAGCTCTTAAGAATATCAACGATCAATACTTCTCACAAAATCCAATCTTACTTGAAAAGCTTTAATAAACAAATTATATTGGGTAGAGTCATAACGACTCTACCCTTTATTTTTTTATCTTTTAATCATTTGAGCCATGTCACTCATAGATTTAGTACCTAATTCTTTTCTAACAGTAGTCTTTTTAGAAACTTTAGATGTAGTAATACCTTTACCTTCATCAGATACTACGTTTACATTATTATTCAATGAATCTGCTTTACCATTAGAATTATTATACCAATCTTGTTTAGTTGTCTTATTATCATTAGCTGTAGTTTTATTAGCATCAGCTGCTTTTTCATTATTAGGAACTTCTAGTATTTTAGAGAAGTTCATCATAGTGATACATCTAAAATTATCAGCTTCTCTAGTATAGATTTCTGTTTTCTTATTTAATAAGAAAATACCATCCTTATCAGAATGAGCTGCATAGTTCTTTACTACATATTTCTTATTAGGAGTGAATACAGACGGGTCTAAATCATATTTATTTACAGTAAGCTTATTAATTTGATTTTCTAATTCTGACTTGTAATTCTTCACTTCATTTGGATTATCGTTCTTTGTAACGATAATTTTAGTACCTAGTCTACTATCCCCAAAGGAACCACCTAGATTTACGTCAGATTCAAAACTACCTACTCCCAATTGACCTATACCGGTTAAATCTGTAACACTATCTAAATTATTTTTTAATAATTGTAGATCTGCTTGATTCATGAATCCACCAGAAGCCATATATTTACCTGCAGCAGATAATTTATTGTAAATAGATTCTCCAGTAAAGGAAATAGCAGATACATCTGTAACTAATGAAACGAATTTGCTCTTAATATCACAAGATAATATATCATTGAAACTTGGGAAGAAAGATAATAAATTTTTAGCAAACCCAGTAATGAATGATGTAATATTTTTTAGACTACCAACAACACCTTTTACAGTGTTTACATAACCTTGCATCTCATGAACATTCTCCATTAGTTTAGATGCATTTGTAAATAAGTCTTCAAAGTGAGTATGGGTACTAGAGTCAGTAAATACTGAACTGTATTTATCGTATACAGGTTTGATCTTATTTACAAATCCAATTGCCTTATCAGCAATAGATCCAATCTTATCCATTGTATTATCGAATGCATCAGTTTGAGAAAAGATCTTAGATTGAGAATGAGAAGATGCAGAATAAGAAGAAGAGTTAATTTTAGATACAGAATTCTTTGTAGCTTCTATTACGTCTTGTACATTAATTTCTGTAACAGAATTCAAATAGTTATCTAAATATTCTGAGTCGTAAAATACTGGAGATATCTTCTTGATATTTTTTTCAAATGATTGGCTCATTTGAGTTAATCTTTCATATTGCTTATTAAACCCAAGAATACCATTTCCAAGAAATTTACTAGTAATAGATTTAAAAGCACTTTGTACTACTGGTACGTTTATAGTAACTTTACCAGGTTTTGCTGGAACTGATGTTGGAAAACCAGATGCTTGTTGCATAACTGTTTGAGTTAATTTGTTTTGATACTCATTTAACTCTTTAGCTTTATTAAGCACGTTGTTTTTAAATATATCATTCCAATGATTAAGTTTCTCTGGAACGTTGCCCATCTTCTTAATCATCTTTTTAATCATTACTTTAAACTTCTCTACTATACGATCTATATATGCTTTAGTCTTAGCAATATTATCATAACTTAGAATACTATTATCTTTAGATGGATTGATAATAGCATCAAACTTATTGATTACCTTTGCTACATCATGATTGATCTTATAAGCAGTTTCAGTTACAGATAAATCTATATAATAATGATTTCGTTCTGTATCTATATTCATACCTTGATTAGCTGTGTTAGGATCTGTAGTTTCTCTAATATTAAATATAACATCATTAAAGCGTTCATTCTTCATAGGAACACCTTTACCAGATTTAGATATTAGGTAAGTACAGAATGGCTCATCTATAAAGAATTGATATTTAGTTGGATAGAATACTTCTACTGAATTTAAATATGCTACTAAAGAAACTAATGTATCTGTTGGTGGGATGATAAGCTGTTGTTGAACTCTGTTATATTGAAAAGGTTCTATTAAGAGGTGAAGATTGCTCATATATGAACTTAAGATATTAATCATATGAGTATCCATCATAGTAGTATTTGCTACAGTCTTATTAGCATCGATACATTTCTTACTCATCAAACCAAGATATGCTTCTCTATACACATCTTGTTTATCTTTACCACCTTCATCTTTTTCTTTATAATCTAATTCTTTATAATAGTTTATATCATTAGATACAAAAATAGAGAACTCATCTTCTATATAAGATTCTACAGTAGGAGTTTCTAATTCTTGATTAGTATCATACTTATCTATTTTTAAATACATTGTAGCAGTTTTGGCATTAGCAATAATCTTATCAAAAAGATTCTTGTCTAAGTTAACATGTGCTAACATTGTAGGCATATTCTTATTTTCATAATCACTAATACGGATTATATTTTTAAAGTTCTCAGGTCTAATTATAAGACCATCTGATTTCTCTCCAGGAATTAATACTTTGCCTGAGACCTTGAAGTTCCATTGTTGCATTATAATCTGACCTCCATTTTATATTATCAGAGTGTCATCATATTTAAACACAAGGAGATGAGAAGAGCCGTTATAGCTCTTCTCATATAAAAATATTATCTACTAAGATTTCTTTTAGTATATTGACCCCAGAATCTAGAATCTTCTGTTTTGTCTTGACTTCTGACAAGGGCTGCAGAACGGCTAGCAATTTTACGTTTAATATTTCTATCCTCTATTTCGTCAGCCTTAGATCCTAAATCGATAAGGGATGTAGCATCATTATCGTGTAAGTGTTTACTAGCCTTATAAGATAATTTCATATTCTTATAAAGTTTATTAATAGCCTTAACTATAAATCCGACAATTTTTAATAAGAACTGTTTTACTTTTGTCCATACTTTTGAAAACATTCCAGATTCTTTAGATTTAAGTTTTTTAGAATATTCTTTGATTTTATCCTCAATCTGTAATTGTTTCTTTTCTAACCATGTTAGATCATCAACGTGCATTATAAGTCCATTAATCTTAGTTAATTTACTCATATCACCATTAGCCTTGATTCCAGCATTAAGCATTTCAATAATCTTTTGCTTTTGTACTTGGCTTTTCATGTATACATTTTTTGATTCTTCTGTCAAAGAATTTGTTAAATCTAAAGCTATATTGTCTAGAATGGCTTTATCTTCATTTAATATAAATAATCCCATTTATGAAATCCTTTATCTAAAATAGTCCATCGCCATTCTTCATCATATTTTTAATTTTACGTTTAGCTACTTTTTGTTTAACGAATCTAACAGCTTTGTTTATAGCTTTTGTAATTGCCGCTAAAATCTTTACAAAGAATTGTTTTACCTTGGTCCATATTTTGGCAAAGGTTCCAGTTTTATCAGATTTTAGTTTTTCTTCGTATTTTCTTAGTTTTTCTTCTAATTGATATTGTTTTCTCTCTAACCATGTAGGGTCGGTTATAGATTGAATATTTACACATATCTCAGATACCATATCAGCGGCAACATCTTCTCCGCCCATTAAATCTCCAAGTGCATTGTTTATTTTATTATTAACTTCTTGCTCTGTAGATTCCCCATTACTATTTTCATTAAAAATAGTAGCAAAATCGATATGGCATTCTTCAATTAGAAAATTATTATTTATGATATATAAACCCATAACTATCGCCTATTATAAATGATCATCTGGTTGATGAGGTGGTTGTACTATACCTGCTTCAGGATTTTCTTCTGCTCTTCTACCTGGAGAAGTAGCTTCTTCTGGAGCTTGGCTACCATTTTTCTTTTTACCAGGTTTACCAGTAGTTGTAGAACCAGTAGTTTCTGGGTTGCCAGGAGTAGCTTCATGAGTAGCTTCACCAGTTTCTGTACGTTCTGTAGTGCTAGGAGATGTAGTGTGTTCATCAGAACCAGCAGGAGTTACACCAGTATCAGAACCGGATTTAGGATTTGCACCAGATTTATCAGAAGTATCTTCTTCAATTCCGCCTTCTTCATTATAACGGAAGGAAGAGGAAGAAGGTTTATTGCCAAAGCGAGGAAGTTGACGGTATACAATACCTTTATCTAAAGCAGATTCTTTCGCCTTTTCTTCTTCAGATTTAGCAGCTTCAGCTTCTTTAGCTTTTTCTTCTTCTTCTAAATCTTTGAAGTGTTTTTTGAAGCGAGCAGATGCTTTTTCTTCAACAATTTTTTCTTCAGTTTTAGGTTCTGTTTCAACTTCTTCTTGAGCATTTAATTCAGCAATATGCTTTTTAAGCTTTTCAGAAATAATTTCGATACGTTCTGTTTCTTCATTGTGTTTAAGAGTTTCGATAATGGATTCGATATCTGTAACTAAGATATCTTCTAATTCTTTAGAATCGATTTGACGATTACCACCATTATCTTCATTACATTCTTTGAAACCACGTTTTTCGAAATCTGCTTTTTGTTTTTCTGTAAAGAGTTCTACACCAGATACTAAATCGAAGTTGTTGTAAAGAGGGGTATAAGTAACTTTTGGTTCTTTACCTTCTTCAGCAGCAGCTTCTTCTTTGATTTCGAATACTTGACAACCACGGTCGCATAATCTAGCTACCGCGGAAACTTCCATTAATACTTTTTCTGTAGTGCCGGTTACACCAACAAAATTTAAGGTTGCACCGCCTGGAGCGATGATTTTGACAAATTTGCCTTCGCGCATTAAGGTCACCATTCCTTTTCATAATATATTATAAAACAAGTAATCTTAAAGATTATTATAATGTGCAGAGTATAAAAGGGCTATGCGTCATAATCGTCATGATATGTGAGATTATCATTAACAGCAATTCCGATTTTCTTTTGAATAGCTCTAACTCTACCGTTATATTCTCTATTACGATATCTATTAACATGATCACCAGCGTAATTCCCTTTTGGACCTATCGTAATCTTATTACCTAATTTTTGCATTCTAAATGCCAACCAATCAAGAACTTTAATACAAATTCTCATAATCTTTCTTAAAAGATTAGTCCTTCCCATACTCTTTTCTTGATCTAGTTCAGCTTCTAATTTAGTATAAAGACTTCTGAAAGCAGCAATTTTTGAAGCTACCCAAGTTTTAGGAGCGTGCTCTATCTCTCTCCTAAGTTTTTCTCTTGTGTAGTCATTCCTATCAGTTATTATCTGATCTAAAGCTTTCATACTTTCTTTATCTTTTGTTAATCTTCTATAAAATGCAGCTCCAGCAGCCTGTTCTATTTCTTTAGGAGTATTCCCAATAAGAAGATCATCTCCTGATCTTTCTGCTTCTAAAAAGATTGCTTCTTGAAGAGCTTCTCTTTCTTCAGTATTTAAAGAAAGAGACTTTAATAAATCTCTTTCTATATTTGCCGATTCAAGTATATATAATCCCATATACGTTATCCTCTATTTGTTGAAAGCTTCTATTTCTATAAAGATTTTATGGATTACTCTAGAAGTTTCTTTGTAATAATTAATATAAAATTTTATAGAAGAGTAATTGTAGTTATTTATTATATTCGTATAATATAAACTATCTTCTATAAATCTTTTATGTATAGTTCTAAGTCTTTTTTGCAGTATTTTATCAGAAGAATTTTTATTTAATAATTCAACAAAAAGTTTGTTTGCCTTATCTCTAATTTCTCCTATATACTCTATACATTCCTCATGATCTTTCTTTACTTGCACTAAGTCTTTAGATATAACTGCATCATATGAATTTGATAATTTAATAATCTCGGAAGGTTTTAAGTTATCAGTTCCATGAAATTTCTTAGATGTTTTTTCAAAGAATGATATGAGTTTTTCCTTAGATTCATATTCCTTTTGTCTACTAAAATTAATAGCTCTAATAGAACCTTCACCCAACCAATATTTTTTGTCTAGATAAATATCTAATATTGATTTCATACTAGGATCTAATTTAGGAATACCATATCTAAGCTCTCCTATGTTATATCTTTCCATATCAAGTTCTGGATAGTCTTTGATTTTCTTTTCGATATAATATATTTGAGTCTTCTTATCAATAGTTTTGCTAGCAACGTAGGTCCTAAAATCATTAAGAGTTTTAGAAGAATTAAAGATTTTATTAATGGCTTCTTTTACACTAAGTTCTTGCATTAAAGAAGAAGTTAGATCAGAAGCTTTATTTTGAAATTTAGTAATAAGATCTTTCTGCCACTCAATTTTTTCTTTTCTAGAAGAAATAGCAGCGTCATAGAATTTATCATTAAACTCAGTTTCAAAATCTTCTATGCTATAATTATTATAAACTTTACCTTTAGATTCAGATAAAGAGTTAGTAAATATATTCATTATTGACTCCTATTTATTTATTCTAGAAATTGGAGTAACTTTATCTTCAACAACTTGCATTTTTAATTCTGCAAGCATTGTAAATAATTGAGAGAAGTCATTATCTGTCAAACGAAGATAATTGTATTCACCCATATTAGTAATCATTTTTTCTTTAGCTATTTGCTTAGCTCTATATTCAGTCATAGTTCTTGTATTAGGATTTTTACCACCATCCTTAACCTCTATAATTAGATTATAAGGAAGTAGTAAAAAGTCTGTGATCCAATGTCTGGTTTTACCGCCATAGGTATATTCTAATACAGGTCCTGGAGCAATTACTTCAGAAGAATTAAACTCCAGTACCTCATCTAAGAACTTCATAAGATTTAACTCATACTTGCCTGTATAAGTAAATTCTTTGCCATCTGACCATTTATATTTACCACTGATTCGTCTATTAGCAAGCATCTTTTCTTGTTGTTTAGGATCATCTAATAAATGGGTCTTATTATAGACTTTCATCATACGTTTTTGATAAGTCTTTTTGACAGTCTCATAACATTTTGGATTACCACATAGACGTTCATATTTTTGACGTTTTTCATTCCATTTAGTAGGATTTCCACATACAGTACAATTACCATGACCATGTTTATTATTCACAATATCATATACCAATCTATATGCAGTATATCCTTCTGGAATTTCATCATCATGTTTTCGTTCTATATGCTTTACTAAATTATCTCTATGATAAGTTTCACTACAATAGGGACAAGGATATCTTTTCATCTTTTCCTCCTATATTCATAATTCAATTACTAAGTGGTCATTACTTGCAAAAGTAAATGAGGAAAAGAATGAGAATATGAAATAATTGATCGAATCTATTTAGTATAGCTTCTAATCTTCTATACTTTTCATTACTAATCATCCCATTTAATCTCTCTATAATCAAAGAGTTCATAGCATAGCATTTTCCAAAATCTATTAATATATGAGATATAAGAATTATTAAGAAAATAACCCTACTAAAATAATCAGCAAATCTTGCTCCTGTTATAATACAAAAACCGACCCAAACAATAAACGCATACAAAATACAATGACAGGTTAATAGATATAAAGATTTTCTTTTATTCTTTTCTAAATATTCTCCTTGAAGTGGGAAGTCGGCTAGGCAATGTATTGCAAACAGAAATAGCATATCTATAATCATTATGTATCACCATCTCTCTTTTTACTTATTTTCTATTATAGTAAGGTCAAGTGAGATTTGTGGAGAGTTTAGAAAAAAAAATAAAAGGGAAGATTATTCCCCTTTATTTTCTTTAGCTTTTAATTGCTCAGCTAATTTGTTTTCAAAATAAGATATATCATAATGAACTTCTGCTTTTTTCTCAGGAATACGATCTGAGTAGTCTGTAAAATCATCTGGCTCATTATTTACATACTCTTTATTAGCTTCTGCAAAATAACCATAACCAGCTACCATAGATGCTGGTAAAGTCCACATCAAAGTCTCTACTGGAAATAAAATAATATCCATACTAAATCCTCCTAAACTATATAAACACTATATCACTATTATAGTATATAATTGAACCAAAAATTATACCCATACTCATTACGAGTATGGGTAATATTCTATTTATAGCTATTAGGATTTCCATCAGTATCTTGTTTGTTCTTCCAGTCACCAGCTTTTTTAGGCTGTGCTGTGAATCTATCTCCAAGAAAAGTCTTTTCGTATTTTTTCATATTTGGAGCATGATGTGCATCTCCAGATGTTACTCTTTTTACTTTACGAACAATACCCTCAATATTCTTAATAACCCTAGCTTCATCTAATATAAATAAAGCCATATTATTCACCAGCCTTTTCATCAGTAGTATCAGGAGTTGGTTGTTTGTTAGGATTTGTATTAGTCTTTTCCTGCTTATTATTTTGGGTTTGGGAAGGAGCTTGTTTATTCTTATTATAGCTATTTACATGAGCTTGCATATAAGAAAACAAATCTCTATATAACATTCCAGCTGCTGTCATTTTAGCATTTAATGCTTGTTTTAAGATATCACAAATAAGTTTCTTCTTATTATAGATAACAGTTTCGCTATCTTCTGGATCTTGCTTAGCTTGTTGGTTATTCTGAGAAGTGTTTTGTTGGTTAGAATTGTTTTGATTATTATTAGAAGATCTGTTATCAAAGGTCATCTTAGGAGTTGCTGTAGATGTCTTGTTAGCATCATCTTCATTTAATAGATCTTTAAAATATTTTGTATAGAATAATGAATAATCCGTATCTGCATTTAATGGTGCTGTAGAAGCCATACCTTGTGTATTAGATTGTTTTACAGCATTAGCGCTTTTATTAGCTGCTAATTGAGATGGAGATAAATTAGGTTCTTGATTACCTGTGATAGGATTTCTATTGATATAATTTATAATACCATTTACATCTGTTTCAAAAGATTTTATCAAAGTATTATAAGTAGTACAGAAGTTATATGCTTTAGGAATTAATTGTTGAATATCTTGAGATTGCATATTAACTTTTTTATCTATACCATAATAAAAGTCTCTAGCAAATTTAGCAAAGTCGCTTTGTCCGTCGTATTCATTTACTAGCATTTTCTTAAACCATAGATTATTTTTATAATCAGCAGCTTTCTTAGCATCTCCTTGAAGAGTATTATTCTTTGTATCTAGAATAGTAACTCTTTTAAGATCTAGTCCGCTAATATTAGAACTTAACGGTTTCTTTATTCTAGAAAATGCTGTAGTATATGATGGAGCATTTTGAATATTTGCACCGCTCTTTACTGGATATTTTTGGAAGTCCACAAGATAATCTCTGTTTTGGATTAACCATTCATTATTCTTTTTACCTTGATCATTAGCATAATCTTTAAACTTCTTAAGATTAGTTTTAATAGCAGTAATATTATCTATTCGCCATTGATCATTTCCAGAATTTTCTGCTTCTTCAAAATACTCTTGAGAGATGTATCCATTCTCATACATCCAGAGAAGCATATTTCTATTATCTTGTGCCATCTCTAATATAGCATCAAACTCATATGATTCTGAGATGGCATTAAAAAATTCATCTTTTAGCATAAGTCATCTCTCAATTCTTTAATATAATCAATCAGTAATTGCTCTGGATTATCAGTTTTCTTATTCTTATATTTCTCCATTTTAGCAACTACTTTCTTCATCTCTTCTTTTGTGAGTTGATAAAGTTTTGCTGGAGGACGTTTTATAGGAATTCTGACAACATCATCATTTTCATCAAAGCTAAATAACTCAACTTCATTGATGAATAAATTACCACTCTTACCAAAATTTAATCCTAATACAGTAAGAGCCCCTTCTATTTCTATTGGTACATACATAAAGCTTTTGCCAAGCCCAATATGGTTAGTATTCAATACATAGAATATTGGGATTATCATAGCCTTGCCACCAGGAAATTTAAACATTGCTGAAGTTAAGAATTTTATTATACCAGCAGCTAGAGCATCTTTTGTATTTTTAGCTATAGTTTTAAAATCTTTCTTATTATAGAATGCCTTCATCTTTTTAGACATAGGGGTCTTTAGATATTCTTCATAACTCATCCGTCTATATTCTGGATTCTTTTTGTATATATTAGATATCTCTTTGGATAAGTACTCGTAAAATTTTTTATTAGATTTATATGATTCAAGTTTAATAGCAAAGTCATCATTGACTCTATTTTCTACAAATATCTTGACAGCTTGTCCTATAATTGTAGATATGGCTATATCTTTAATTATTTTGATATAGATATCTAGTGAAGAAAATGATTTAGTATCTTCTGTTATCAAACTATAAGATTTAAAATATCCCATATTATAAATACCTCATTACATTTTATGAATAGATTACTAAAGTGTCATAGGTATTTGAAACACAAAAAAGACCTAGGAGCAATTAAGCCCCTAGGTCAATTGATTATCTAAAAATAATTATATCTCTATATTTATCTTCGATTCTTATTTCTTTTCAGCTGCAGCTTTAGCGTTTTTTTCTTTTAATGCAGCAGCAGCGTCTTTACGACGATCATCGCCAGTCATTTTGGAAGTCAAGTAAGCAACAGCTTTTGCGATCATATCGAAAATTTTGCGGTACCAAGGAGCTTTGTCACCCATTTCAGCTGTTTTCTTTTTGTAGTCTTCAGCTTTAGCGTTAAGAGCAGCAATTTTATTAGCAATCCATTCTTTTGGTTTGTTGTAAGCATATTCTTTGATTTTTTCTAACCATTGACGGATTTTGCCTACTTCTTTTTCACCTTTAGCAGCGTCAGCACCTTTATTATCAGTAGCTTGTTCTACTTCTTTAGCTTGTTGATCAGTAGTACCACCTTCGTTTTCGTTAACAATCATGTTCATGAAAGTAACGTCGCCAGTGTTTTCGAATGCTTCAAGCATCATGTCAACGAAAATGTATGCATCGGAGTTTTCGCTAATAGGACGAACAACTACGTTATGGCATTCGTTAACTAATTCAGGGTTCATGATAATGCGAGCTTCATCAATAGCAACTGCGATGGAATCAACAGAGATTTGGTTAGCTTCAGCAATAGCATCAACAGCTTCGAAGTAATCCATGCAGGATTCTTCTGCCAAACGTTCAACATCGGAGAAGTTAACTACTGCAGCACCAATACGAGTATTTTCAACTACTGGAATTGCAATAGGGTTAAGAGCAGCTTCGGATTCGCTCAAGTACACAGCTTCGTCAAGAATACCTTTGAAGCCAGCAGTACGGTTCAACTGAGATTCAGTGATTAACATAGGTAAATACCTCCATTATGATCATAATGATTTGAATTTGGAATAATTTATAAATTATTTTCATTGCTTAGAGATATAAAATCCGATGAAAAATCTATATCTCCAAAGATTTATTATAATGTAATTATTATAACTTTCAAAATCAGTTATTATTATTTCAATTTAGCTCTTACAAACCCAATAGCTTGTTGAGTTTTATTCATTAATGCCTTTACAGTAGAAGTATCCATATTTGTAGGAGAATCTCCATTTGCTTTATTTCTTAAAGAATAATAAAGATTTCTCATAGAAGCCATTTTCTTACCAAGATATTCTTTATCATTAATATTAGAAGATACTTCTTGTGGAACTCTTTTGAGCTTTTGAAGAATCTTATTTTGCGGATTGATATCTGTTTGTTCTTTCAATGTTTCGAAATCATCATTAAGATAAGCATCTAATAATTCATCAGAACCAATATCATCACCACGTTGCATAAGATCATGAATCTTATCAAAAGTAGTTTCTGTTAATTCATATACTGGATCGTTTTTAGAGATTGGATTTAAGAAAATTTGAAATCCTGCTTCTTTAAACTGTTTTGCTGTATCAAGCATTTCTTGATCAGCATATGCACTAACTTCATCTAAAGATAAAGAAATAGTAGATGGTTTAACATCGCTAGCTTCACAAACATTAATAATTGCTTGAGTGCCATTTGTAATACCATTAGAAGTTGCATATTCTACCAAATCTTCGATTCTAATGATATTACAATTCTTTTCTTTACTTTCTCTAATAATAACTAATTCTGGAAAATACTCTGTGTTTTCATGAACTAGCATTTTAGAACTGCCAACAATAGAAGTTGCTTCATCTAAAATACCATTATCATGGTTAGAAAAAATCATATCAATATCCTCCAATTTAGAAAGCAACTGCCTAGAGAATGAATCTCTAGGCAATGCTTTTATTAATTATTATTTAGAAAAGAGTCTAGCACGAGCAGATCTTCTAGAATAAGATTCGCTAACACCATTAACACCATTATCTTCAGTAGCGTCATGAGCTACACCACCAGCAGTTTTTGCTGCCAATGCTGCAGGAATATTTACTTTGCTAGTTTCTTTTTCATCACCAGCGCCGATGAATTCTTTTTCTTCTTCTTCATCATATTCGTCAGCTAAATATAAACCTTTTTTAGCATCATTATCTAAACCAATATTACCTTTTGCTTGATCTTCAGATGCTTCTTCATTAATACGGAACAATGCCATAGTATTTTACCTCCAAGTAAAATTAGTAATTGAATTACATTAAATCTTTATCATATTTACCAGACGCAATGTCTCTTAAATATTGAAGATGTTTTTGATGAGGATCTACAGATTCTTGGAATTCTTCTAGATCACTATCAGAATCATCATTTTCAACATCGCCAAAGCCCATCATGCTATCTAATTCGTCACCAAGTTCTTCAGATTCGATATCATCAGCAATGAATTTTTTATCAGCTTTGGAAACCTTTTTAGCTTCAACTGGTTTTTCATGAATAACTTGATCTGTAGGTTCTACTTTAAGTTGAACGTCTTCTTGTTCAGCAGCTTCTGCTAAACCAACATTATAGTTCTTCTTAATAAGTTGAAGACCATACTTACCAGTGAAAGTATCCATCATTTGTTTAGTATTAGCAAATTTGCGATAAGTCATTACATTTGCTTGATCGCCCCATAAGCCTTTACCTAAACCAGCATCATGCCATTTATTCAAGTTATCATCAGTACCAATACCAAGAGTACTCATTTCATCAAGAATAGAAGCTTCATCGATGATCAATGCAGTATTATGATATTGGCCTTTAAGACCATTGCATTCTAAGATAGAACCAATAGCTTCAGTTACAGAGGAAAGACCATTTGTAATCATATAACGAGAAAGGTCTTCCATTTCAATTAAGTATTTACCAAATCTTTTAGATTCGCGAACTGGAACCATTTCAGCAGTAAATTTACATTCACTAACTGGAATGGTAGCTAAGCCATCTAATAAAGATTTAACTTCTTCAACTACAGATACTTTTGTAGTTTGAGGAATTCTGGTACCATTATCAGCAATAGCCATTTCAGAAAGAGTCTGAATAGCAGAGTTAAACATGGCCATGTTCTCCTTCCATATTTAAAAATTAGGATCCTTGTTTGGCTGCTACTAATTTATTTTTAATAGTAGTAGCAGTGTCTTTAGCTTTTTGCAAAGTATTGTTTGCAGTTTGTTTTAAAGACTCTGGAGCTTTGGAAGCTTTGTCTGCAAAGTTTCTTACAGCTTGTTTAGCAGCAGAGTATTTATTAGCTAAAGTCTTTACGCTATCTCCTGCAGTAGTAGCGGCAGTTTTAACTGCATCAGCACCAGTTTGAATATGATTCTTTACTCGAAGAATATTCTTAGCGCCTTTATTACCAATCTCACCAACAGCATATTTCATTTTATTAAGGTTATCTTTGATAGTACCTTCACAATATGCTTGGAGATGGTAAGAATCTTTGAAGCTTTCTGCTTCAAAGTCTTTGTTAAAAGCTTCCATTAATTGTTGATAATAAATAGAGTTTTCAGAAACTGGAGTAATGTATACCTTATATCCAGCTTCTTTAATAGATTGAGTAATCTCTACTAATTCATCATCTTCATAAAGAGAAGCTTCATTTACAACAAAACCAATAGTGGAATCGTTGTTAATCATACTAGCTTCACATACAGCTCCGATAGCTTTATGACCATTTGTAATACCATTAGAAGTGCCGTATTTCACGAACTCCTCTAATTGAATAAGATTACGATTTAAACGGTCAATATGTCTGATAGGAACCATGTTTGCAGTATAGATCATTTCAGATTCGCTCAAAGAATCAAGAGATTCAATAAAGTCGAAATCATTAGACCCATAAAGGTCAGATTCTTTTAGAAGCATATAATAATTCTCCTTTAATGACCACTATAATATATTAGAATAATCATTAATAAATAGTCATTACAAGGCTTTTATATCTTTTATAAAATTACATTCTTTGAATAGCTGTATTATATTGGCTATTAGCTCTTTTCCATTCATTTTTTGCTAAAGAAGTTTCTTTATCTTTACTAAATACTCCAGTAGCAGCTTGTTTTGCTTTAAAGAACCCACTAGAAATTTTATCTTTTAGCCAAGTAATAGCACGTTTTAGATTTAAGATAATAGTAGCAAACCAACCTTTTTTAGAAGCAACAGCATTTTGTTGTTCTTTAATCTTTTGATTGAGTTGATTTGTTAAAGCTTTAATACGAGCAGTAGCTTGTTCCATGCTTTTTACATTATTTAAATCTGGCATAGGAGCTGTTACTTCTTCAGATAGAACTTGTTGTACAACTAAATTAGCTCGTTCTTCATCTATAGCTTTTAATTCTTTTGAAACTTGAAACTCTTCTTCAATAGTATATTCTTCTCCAAATAGAACTAGTCTAGCAAGGCCTTGTTCTAACATATCGTTTTCAATCATATATTGAAGCTCTTCATTAAACTGTTTAAAAGAGTTTACAGCTTGTTTTTCTTCTGTGAATAATAATCCCATTAATATCCTCCTAATCTTCTTTTTTAGTAGCAATCATGTATTGGTTTTCAGTAGCAGAATTATCTATATCATCAATTCTAGATTGAAGTTTATTAATAACTTCTTCCGTACTAGGAAAATCATAAGATCCAGATGGATCTATATGAACCATATGCATATCTAATACTTGAGTTTCTTTATTATAATCATAAGTTCTAGATATAGCTTCAGAATATTCTAAAGTAGCTTTCAGTTGTGGATCCATATATTTCCCATAAATTTGTACAAAGGTTTTATAATCCCCATATACATAATTCGTCGGAATGAATAGATATCCATTATGAACTAACTCATGAACAGTTTCTGATAATGGTATTAATCCAACGTTTAATCTATAATGATTAAACATGACTTCTTTAGCTACAGCATTCTCAGAAATATTTTCTTGGCAAGCAACTCTCTTAGCATAGATTGTTGTTACCAAATCAAATAAAGTTAATGGAGAATGATGTATATGAATCTTAATAGAATAAGTATCGATATTATTTACGTTCTTATAGAAAGAACAGCTAGTCATATCAACACAGTTTCTTAAGTATTCTATATATTTTTTATAAGATCTAGATGATCTGCAAATACGTTCAATATTTTTGAAGTACTTCATTAGATCTTTTTCATTAGTAAAATCATAATCTGCTATATCAAAAGAAGGAAGATGGTCTAAGACTATCGTCTTCTTAGCATTAGGTAATTCGAGCTCATTGTAACCTCGCATTTTATTATATCACCTCCTGATATTATCACAATGTCTAGGATTGGTGCCTTGTTTGATACAAATATAAAATGATAAAGAATGACATTTAGGTAAGTCATATTTTTATTTAAATATTTTTAACTTTGCAAAGGATAAAAAATATGGGATTATATACGATTCGAGATTTTCAAGAGGGAGGAATATTAAGCGAAGCTTATGTTCCTAAATCTAAATATCTCAAGAAAGCCGAAGAGATACTAGATAAGATTAGGAAACCTTATCTGGTAGATGATACCAAAGGCATGATTGGTTTACTCAAAATCAATAGCCAAAGACTAGCTTCTGTCGTTAAAGAATTATATACTGATAAAGACTGGAAAGAATTTGAGAGATGTCTTGAAAAGCAGTTTGGATTTGAAACTTTTTCTGTAAATATACTCAGAATGTCTCAGATTAATGCTTTTACATATCCAGTTTCTTTAGACATGACTAGACTTGCTAGCTTCGATGATGTTTTAGATAGTAGTGGATTAAGATATAAAGAATCTGCAAAGATTAATGGTATATCATTTATTTCTGATGGGCTTTTATTTAATTCTAAAATGTCTTCTGGTCAAGTTTTAGCTATCATTCTACATGAAATTGGTCATAACTTTTCTCAGATGGCGATCAGTTTCTTAGCACAATATAATGCAGGAAGGTCTTTGTATGGAACTACTGCAATGATACTATCTCTATTTGCAAAACTAGATGTATATTTTGGTATGGATGACAAATCAAATTTCGAAAAGTTTGGTGCATTGCTTAGTCATCTAATTAATACTACAGATTTTGGTAAAAGGGCGACTAATTTAACAAAAAGAAATCAATTATATAAACCTATATACACAGGTTTCGATGCATTTGCATCAATTATGGCTGTAAAAAATGACATGAAATCAGTTCCTGAAGGTGCGAAAAAAATAGTTGATAGTATAAAAATGATATTCCACAATAAGCTTCTAGATTATATAAAGGATAATAGCAAAGCATATGTAAAATATATTGCTGATAATAAAAAACAAGTTGCTGTTAATCATGTCATGAATTATATGGGTTACATGGATGAATCTTTTGCTGATAAATTTGTAGCAATGAATGGATATGGTGTAGAGTTTGCTACTGCTATAAAACTCATGAAAACAGAAACACTTGGATATGGTATCAATGGTTTAGCGGACAAAATTCCTTTAGTAGGACAATTGTTTGCTCTTGAATATATAATGGGTTCTTTCTTTGGAACTATTATTACTGGCGAACCACATCCTACAGATGCGTCTAGAATCATGACACAAATAGATATCTTAGAAGAAGAATTAAAACGTCCTGATATCTCTCCTAAAACTAGAGCTATTATAGAAAAAGATATTAGAGATATCAAAAAAGAAACAGAAAAGGTTGATAAGCTTCTTAGAAAAGAAATCAATCTAACAAGTTCTTCTTTCAGACTATATGTATTAGCATGGGATGAATTTATCACAAGCGTTCAACCTAAGAAAGATATTCGTGAAAAATTCATGAGTCTAGTAAATAGTAATAAGAAGATTATGGAAAATCTTAAAAAGAATGCTGAATCTGATAAAACTAAAAAAGATTCACTTCTAGAAAAGATTGGTAATAAACTTAAATTATCTAAATAATACATTTACACTTAATTAATCTGATCAAATAACCTTATAAGGTTATTTGAAAATAACTTTTAAAAATATTTTAGTATTCTATAAAAGGAGAATATAAAAATGGCATTATTCCAATTAAACGAAAGTGGCTCTTTAGTTTCTGCAGAGAATCTTTTAGAACAATTAGAATTAGTAACATCTGGTTCTTTGATGTTAGAAGACGCTACTGCTGAAGAAGAAAAATATGAAGATCTTCATAATAAAATTATTGAAAAAGAACAAGATTTGAAAAAGGTTATCGAAAATAAATCTAAATCTTGGTTAGAACGTAAATTAACTTCCTTCAAAGCTGCTATTGAACGTTTTGAAAGAAAACATAAACTTACTAAAGACAACAAATCCAAAACTATTATCAAAAAAATCTTATCCGTTTTAACTCGTATTGTTAAATGGATTAATGATAAATTGATCAAAGCTACTCGCTTTGTTGATAATAAATTATTCAAAGGCAGACGTGAGAAAAATGCTGCTGGTAAAGAATCTGCATTAAGAAATGAACTTAAAGATCTAAAAACTCGCCGTAATAAAGCTTGGAGTCGTGAAAGAGCATATTACGACGACGAAAATTAATATAAGTAATATTAAAATACCATATGGGAATTACTCCCATATAGTATAATAAATTATTGAAAGGATTTACGAATATAGCATTGTATAGATTAAATGAAGATTGTAATACATCTTCTGCAGAAGCTTTGCTAGAGCAATTTGAAACATTTGTTTTATGCGAAGCACTTCAAGTAGAAGAAAGAGATTTAGATTCTCTAAATAAGCAACAAAAAGAGCAAGAAGAACAGTTAGAAAAATATAATAAACAACTTACTGAAAAAGAAGCTCAAATGAAAAAGCTTATTGATGAAAAACCTAAATCTTGGTTGGAACGTAAACTAGAATCTTTTAAAGCTGCTATTGAACGCTTTGAAGAAAAGTATAAGCTTACTGATGATAATAAATCTAAAGGCATTATTAAAAAGATTCTATCTGTGTTAACTCGTATTGTTAAATGGATTAATGAAAAATTACTTCAAGCAACAAGATGGGTTGGAAATAAATTCTTCAAACGTGAAGAAAAACTTAAAGCTCATGATAGAAAGATTAATAATCTAGATATTGATTTAGGATTTACTAGAGTTGCTAGAGATCATACAGCTAAGGGTCTTAAATCTACTAAAGGCATGATTGAAAAAGCCAAAACTAATGGAAAGGGCAAAACAAACGATTATGTTTTTACTGGAAAAGAGACTAAAGAAGAATTTGATAAAATGATGAATGATAAAAATGGTCGTCTTGTGATTAGATAAGGATATTAAATAATTATGGCATTGTTTAAATTAAACGAAAGTATTGAAACTGTTGCTCATAATGCTATAGGAAACTTTCTCATGGGTGATCATACTCTTGGAACAAAGAAATGGATAAGCTCTATCGATCCTAGACTAATTCCTAATGGTATTAGAGATAAACATGATCAAGAGTATTTCCGCAAATATTATAGAATCACTCCTGCAGTAGAATCTAAATTACGTCAAATGATTAAAGATATTCCAAATGTAGCTATGTTTGGTAAAACTAAGGGCTATAAATCCAATGATATCTTTAATGATTATTATGGGTCTAATGCTAAAACAGAAGATCAATCTGCTATGCTTATAAAGCATAAAGCAAATGAAGTTTCTCTTGGGACTGCTACTGCTTATAAGATCTTAAATTATGGAGATAAATTTGCGATAGTATTCTTCATATTTGATAGTAAAGGTATTGACTCTGCAAAAGTTATTACTGCTAAAAGCGAAAATAAATATGATGCAACAGTAATCCCTGGGTTCAAATCTATCAAACCTTCGGAATATGAAAATCCAAAAAACAAAAATAAATAAAAAAAATAAGAGGAATACCATAACGGTATTCCTCTATCATTTTATAATTTATTTAGTTAAGAATGAATAGATCAATATTGTTATTGTAGTAATAGCAAGTATAGAAATAATTAATGTTTCTTTTATACTATTAATCTTATCAACACAACTGATATTATATGGGTTATTATTAGATTCGTCTATATAAGAATTAGAATTATAATCTTTTATTTTAGATCCTACTTCTATAAGATATAAAGTTCTTTCACCATGATCTAATCCTATGCTATACTGTATATCATAAATAGATATCTCTTCTTTAGGATAACATTCTGGAGGGGAATATAGTTCTCCTCTAGCTAAAATATATGTATCTTTTAAGAATACTCTGGCTAATAAATCACATGCTAATGTATTATTGTTATTACTATTCCGTATTTTGTCCATTATAGAATAGATAGTATCTTTAGTATCGCGAGATATCAAGCTGGTTCTGCAAGTATCTGCTATAATAACAAAGTTATCATTATCATAACTATCGACAAGTTTTTTATTATCATTAATTTTAACTTCATCAAATCCTGCAAGATCAGAACCGAAATATCTGATATCATGTAAATATTTTATATAATCAGAATTTCTAACTTTCTTAGTCTCTCTCTATCTTATATACATTATCTACATCGTGATTACTAATAGGATCTATTCTTATTACTTCTGTAAACCTAGTTGATTCATATAGAATTCCAATAGGATCTTCTTTATTGAAATAATCCTTATCATATGGAACACAATATATTCTAGGAATAAAACATGAAACATCTTCTTGTTTTATATGGCCATTAATAACTCTAAAAGCATTATCAAATATAAGGTTATCTGGTATATGGCTAGCTTTAGAATAATCTTCAACAGTTGCTGGGGATGATTCTTCAGTGATATTATAATCGCCATTAAAATTTCTGGCTATTCTTCTATATGTTGGAGGATCAACAAAGTACAAAACGTCTATATATTTTGCTTTGTATCCACCAAATCCAGTATTTATTTCTTTAAAGAAAGTTTCAATACTTTCTGCATTTTTTATTTCTAGTTGATCGATGATTTCTTCTTTCTCTAAATCATCAATATCTTCATTAGTAAATAATCCCATTCTTTCATACCTCTATATTAGCTATTATTTATTATATGGAATATTAGAACAACTGATATTATCATAAACATAGTACCTATGATGCCAGAGAATATAGCAAAATATTTTAAATTAGAATAATCGGAATCTAATTTTTGCATATTTTCTTCTAACTCATCAGTGATATTTTTAATCTTAAGTAATTCATTATTAGTGAGAGAATCAGACTGTTTAAAAATATTAACAGCATTATTGGTAGAAGAGCTGAATCCATTTATTACTTTTTCAAATTCATCTAATTTTCTTTCGAAAGAATTCATTTTAAATTCTACTTGATTTATTTTTTCTATAGATTCGATGATCTCTAATTCATCAATCTCTTCAGGTTGAGAGTTTTTATTTGTAATCATTTTAATACCCCGAATATATAAAAGATAGAGATAGAGTTTGAGAAGTCTCTATCTTTTATACTCATTATAGGAGAACACAATATTCCCGCCAGAATTATATAAGGAATCAATCATCTCTTGAGATTCCATTTTTAAAATTACTATATCAGTATTGGATAGGTCTAATTCATTATTATGAGAGATAATAAGACATTGATCAAATCCTAAATCGATCATAATTTGTTCTATAAGAATAGAGAATTGGATACGATTCATATTGTCTAGATTATCATCAACTTCATCTAACTTGATGATATTGTACTTATTAGAAGAGTTTCTTAAAAGTACGAAAGATATAAGCATGGAAATCATTGATAACTGACTATCACTCATTAAAGAGATATCTTCTCTTACTCTACCTTCACTATCAGCACATGGGATATTAAATTCATTCTCATTGATAATGAATGGCTGTAAGGTAAATCTTCCTCTGAATAATAGAGTTAGTAAAGCATTAGTCATATTAAGTATACTATTCATAAATACAGACATGTATACTGTTTGAATACCATGAATAGAAGTGTACTTCTTGATCATCTGAATCTCATTATACTTAGCTCCATATTCTTGAGAGTCTCTTGTATATTGTTCAAATAATACAATACGATATTTATTCTCTTCGATAGCTTTGGTTAATGCTGGAAGATCTGTATTTTGTAAAGCAGATAGTTCAGCACCTCTTCTATTTAGTCTATCAGTCAATTCTTTAATAGCAACTGTATCTTTTTCCATAGAATCTATCTTAGAAGTTATAGATTGTAATTCTTCAGAAACTTCTTCAAATTTCTCTTTATTTATTTTTGCATATCGGATACTGTCTAGGACAGATTTAATCTCTAATTTAGAACTTCTGATCTTCTCAATTTCAGCGAGTACGCTTACTTTAGAATCACGGATAGTAGATAAATTCTTTAAATCAGTATCTATTTTTTCTTGCAAAATTCTTATTTCGGCATTTGCAGAAATTAATTTTTCTTTAGCACTTTCATAAGAATGAAGATCATCTTCTAATGCTGATACAATAGTAGAGATATTTTTAAATTCTTGATATTTATCTACAGATTCGAAATTCAATCTTATCCCATACTCTATATTATGATATAAGGTATTGATAGAATCCAAAGATTCAGTTCCAGGGAATTTCCTGATAATCTTAGACATTGACTGAATGTATTCTAATATAGATTTCATTTCATAAAGACACTGAGTCTTCATCATATTCTCTTCTGCTAAATTCTTTGCAGATTCAA